AAGTTGTGTTGGGATACTTATTGAACACCATAAGTGCTTCATAGCAGTGTTGAGTCCACGAGGTCATCACAATGTCTATGCCCTTTAGTGCGCCTATGTAGGCTATCATTTGTATGGTGTTGCGCATGCGGTCAAACATGTACTCTGCGGGTAGCCTAAAGTGTGCGTCATATACTGCATCAATCGTGTGCCTATGATTCTTGTACAAGGGGTCTGTCATGTAGTGTTTGGTAAACATGAGATTGTAATAGAGAGTATCACCTGAGTTTTTATCGTCGTTAAAGGGTGCTATGTGACGGCTGATATCGGGAAAGTTAAACACAGCCCGCTTCATGTGTATGCAGTTACTGGTGGCTATGAATAGCTGTAGAGTTTCGTCTATGCTGTTGCCACAGATGCCAAAGTTGTTGCTGACGCCCCCAATCATAGCGTCCAACTGCTCACCATAGCGGCCCTTTACTGGCACTCCCATGGCATAGGTTTGACTGCATCCATAGTAGCAAGTGTCCACAGATGTTAGGGGTTCGTGACTTCTAAAGCCCAAGCTGTTGTGTTGGTAAGTGTGTTCTCCCCACTCGGTCCACATGCGGGCAAACTGATCTATATTGGGTTCTTCTGCACGACTCACATTGGTTTGATTCATGTAGGGTTTGGCTTGTGGATAGCGTATGCGGACTTCTCTGCCAAGGTCTTGTATAGTGCGCACATGAGCCATGCCATGAGTGTGGGGCAGGTGTACATCAAATAGTCTAAGTGGTAGTAATGTCTCTGGATAAGTCATATTAATAGTTGTAAGGGTTTTCCTTACGCATCTTCTTCATGTGCCGTCTCCACTTGTATTCACGTACAAGCCAACGATAAAAACGTATAATAAACATAGTAGTTATTTAATCCTCTCCCGGGGAACGATGCCTGGTTTGTGCGCGAAGCGCCTGCGCGATGATTTTTTACTAGAACTCCACACGTATTAAGGGCACAGGACCTATGCGTAAGTTATCCTTATACCCAGCAACTTCCACAGTAGTACACGCACTAAGGCCCAAACAAACTAGCAACATCGTCACGAGTAACCGCATAAGCTAATCCTCCTAAGCCCAGTCCCAATTGGGCTAACACGTATATGCAATCAATAAATGTTGAACGTAACATACAAGTAAGCCCATATGAGTAGTAGCATAACATAAAACGCAAACGAGTTCAAGTTAATGTTCTCCAAATGGATTAGTCTTGTGATCCTGCTCAGTGGGAGTGGGATATACAGGATACCTATTGGGATTGGTATTATCAGTAGCGTGTTGAGTATTAGTGTTAGTAGTCATAGTAGTGTATATAGCAATGGTCTAGCTGTGAGTATCTGCATATTGAGTGTGTACACAACGTATATGCGTATGGTCTAGCTGTGGGTATCTGCGTATATACAGTAGACTACTAGAGTACGTAATCTTCCCGAGGCATTCTCTCCAGTGTGGGATCAATCAGGAGAGCAAAGTCCTCACACTGATCGGGTATCCAAAACAGCATGTGACTATAACGATCTCCTATGAAACCGTCCTTAAATTGGATTAAACGCCACAACCGTTCCCTAGTATCTTCGGAGGCGGTGCATCTGTAACATAGTACGCGAGTGTAGTGCATAGTTGAGTATTTACAAAAGAGCTAGCTGTGGGTTCTACAGCGTATACACGGAGCACAGTATATACAGCAAAGAGCTAGCTGTGGGTTCGGAGGCGGACCTTATGGCCAGCGCAGACGGGGCTAGAATGGTGGGTTTTTGTGCGTAGAATGGTGGGTTTTTGGGTATTCTAGCATAGCCTCTCGTCACCAGACTCATCAAATTTTTTTGACCCTATAAAACACGGTACCCAGGCCTTGATTTCGGCTCGTTTGAGCGATTCCGTTGCACTATTCAACACTTTTTCACACTTTTCTACATTCTTTAACCACCGTTAGACCGCCCTGCAACGGTGGTCACGGTACCCGCACTGTGACTCTACTGTGTATATACTGGGAGTGGAGCTGGAGACTGTGCCGCTGCTATATACAGTGTACGCAGTGCTCAGTGAGCTTGAGTCTTATACTGTGTACACTAGGAGCTGACTATGGATTATGACTACTACACTCATTATATACAGCGTCAGTTGAGTCGTATACAGTATGATAATAAGAGTGCTGTGAGTAATACTCAATATCAATTGGGTCTACTAATAGGTATCATCGCTCAAGCGGCGGTTCAAGACAATAAAATAATGGATCTTGTTCAGGCGAAGTTGGAGCAGAATCCCTACAGAGTTTAGGCGAAAATAGGAGGCGGAGCCGACGGAGGAATTCGATCAGACGGGTCCGCCAGAATGTCAACCGATTTTTGGAGGAGGCGTTGTTTTTTCGTTTTCGTTTCCGAACCAATCAAGTTAGTAAGCGCCTACTTACTCAGAACCGTTCAGGCACCCCCGCCGTCCATCCCGAGAATAGCTCTTCGAATCTATATACAGTCTACCTGTTTTCTTATTATGCTTATAGTATAGCACCGGTCCACACCTTTGTCAATTGGTTTGTCTAATACCCATGATGCTAGTAGGGTTAAAAACCGTTCAGGCAGCGGTGCCGTAGTTTATTATAACATGAATCGAAGATTCTGTCAACCGATTCCGTGTTGCAGAAACGCAACGGAACGAGTGCGGATTCGGGTTGACAAAGGGGTGGGGTTCGCTTATACTAAGAACATGAAGACACAGACACGCAGAACCCCACGCAAGGACAGCTCATATGTTATCTACGAGATGACTAGCGAGCTGGGACATTCGTATATAGGCCTTACCCGCAAGGGCACTGTGACCCCGGTTAAAGCGGTGCTGGAGCGGTGGCGCAAGCACAAGAGCCGTGCTAGAAACGAAGACCGCAAGTGGGCTCTATATGTATACTTGAAGACTGGCGGACTGGACTTGGGATGGACCCACAAGATCATCACAATCATACGCGGCCGTGCTGAAGCTTATGCTTACGAGCGTGAGCTGGTCAAGCAGGTAGTACCCGAATTGAACGATCAATACCTATAAGGAGCAGAAATGGATAAACCCAATACATTCCAATGGCAGGGCAAGAAGTACATTGTATTCCACGGCGATCCCTTTGATCGTGGCTCAGCAGACTCCTACTACGGTAGAGCGCCCAATCCCCACAAGTATCCCAATGGCACTGGTAATGCTCCCCGTGTAGAGGTTCTAACTGAGCTGGAGCGGGCAGAGTACCATGCGGGCTATGAGTACAACGAAGATTGTGGCGACAAGAAGTCGTGGGATTAATTGGTTGACAAGAGCTTGAAGTGGCACTATACTATATGAACACTAACGAAACGGAGCAGGCGATGTCAACAAACGCAAAACTGGAAGCAATCAAGCAATTGGTATTACTTTGGAAGTCAGGTGAGTTAAGTTCATATGACTTTGCTTGTGCTGTGGAAAACGTAGAAAAGTCTGTGTGCTTGACAGAATCTTGAAGTGGCAGTATACTGTATGAACACTAACGAAACGGAGCCAACAATGGAAGCATTCAAAACGTGGGAAGAGATGACGGTGCTGGAACAGTACTCCTGCCAGTTCTGGGATATGTACAAGGACGCATATGGCGTTCGCCCACGCGGTATTGATACCTCCAGCTGGAGTGAGTCAGACTTTGAGGCTGAGTTCGTTAGTTTGAGCCGTACTATCGATGCCAACTACAAAGAGCAGTTGGAGCAGGAAGAGCGGGCCATGCATGACTTTGAGATGCGGATGTTGGGCTTGCTCCAAACGGGTGCGCGGGATCGTGAGATGGCCCTGCGTTGGATCCACGAGGCAGAAGGCACTGGCGGGGACGATGAGTACCTCTGCTATACCCTGGGATTGCCATATCGTTACTTTGTGGTTGACAAAGTGGCAGAGTGAGCTTATACTGTAAGAACACTAACAAACAAGGAGCGAACCATGTTTAAATTGCTTTCAACTGCGAACCCCAAGATCCAAAAAGGTACTAAGATGGGCTACCTCAGCTTTATCTTACACCTTGCCCCAGCTGACTTGAGTGGTCGGGAGACTTGCCCCAAGCGGACTGTAGGTTGTACTGCCGCTTGCCTTAATACTGCCGGACGTGGTGGTATGTTCAAGCGGGGAGAGAATACCAACATGATACAAAAGGCTCGTATCCGTAAGACCAAGTACTTCTTTGAAGACCGCGATGCCTTTATGCTGGACTTGGCATATGACATTCAAAAGGCCATTCGCTTTGCAGAGCGCAAGGGTTTGATCCCTGTGTTCCGCTTAAACGGTACTTCAGACCTTAGCTGGGAGAAGTATGAAGTGCCAGTGTTCTGTACTAAGAACATTTTTGAACTGTTCCCCAATGTACAGTTCTATGACTACACGAAGGTCTTGGGTCGTAAGGTCAAAGACATCCCCAACTACCACTTGACGTTCAGCAAGGCTGATGGCAACGATGCAGACGTGGCAGAAGCACTCTTGCAAGGCATGAGCGTGGTTGCAGTATACGACAAGATCCCAGCGGGTGTGCCCAGTGCGGACGAGACAGACCTTCGCTTCTTAGACCCTAAGGGCGTGATGCTTGGTCTTAAGGCTAAGGGTCGTGCTAAGAAGGATTACACAGGATTCGTAATCCGTGTGAAGGAGGTAGCATGATTAAGGACTACAAGGTCTTGGAGGCTATTGCAACCCTAGAGGATGCCACTAACCAGATATATAACATCGAAGGTGATAGATTCCAAATGGCATACGATATGCTGGAAGCTATCTTGTCCAATCTTAAAATAGAGGTGCCCTATGACGGGATTTCAAAGTAAGAAAACGAGTGCGGCGGATAAACTAAAGGAGCAGGGTATGAAGAAGGTCATTGTTGAAACTGTATTGACACAAGAGCTTGAAGTTCCTGAGTCGTGGGATAGGTTGGATGTGTTTGACTTCCTAGCAGAGAACCAATCGTTCCGTACTGCCTTCCAAGGTGTAAGCAACCAAGATCAAACAGCTAGGATCGTTGACTTGGGTGTGGTAACCGAAACAGTTACCGAAATGGGTGAGGAAGCCTACGATGATTGAGTATGTACTGATCTTGGCCTTCTTCAGCCCTGGGGGAGACTTCATGAGCAAGCAAGGCATTGCACAGAAGGATCTAGCCACGTGTCAGCAGAGCTTGAAGGTAGTACAGGATCAGGTGACCCCTCTTGGGGGTAGGATCAGAGCCCTGTGTGTCACAAAGGCTCACTGGGAAGGCAAAGCCCAGGACAAGGGTGTGGCTTTAGATTAGCCGATTGACAAACGAATGGACCGGTGTTATACTATGAACACTAAGGAGCTGACATGAAAACCAAAATGGGTTTGATAACTAATGATTGGGATAGGGACAATCTGAACTTCCTACTCAATACCAAAGGCGATGACTTCCAAGCCTTCTGGGCCCAAGCTGATGAGGATGACAGAGTCTATGCCCAAGAGCTTTTGGATGCTTATAGCCTTGAGCTTAAGGTCCGTGCTCGTGAGCTGGAGATCGAAGCTCAAATGGAACTAGTAGGTACCCAGGAAGCGAATGTGGTTATTCGCGGGGTGCTTGACAAGTTCAAGAAGTGAAACTATACTATAGGTTAAGTAAGCAATTAGGGGTTACCAACTCCGGTAGGTAACTTAGAGGGTGAGTAACCAGCTGACGGGCTGGCACTCCTAAGTTACACGAAAGCAGATCCGAAAGGACGAGCACGCCGGAAGAAGTTGGACTGTAATGTGGTTAACAGACAAGTCCGTGGACGGCACGGTAGGGCAGGATCAAAACTGTTATTTCTGATTAATCATCCCCGCCTACTTGACAAAGGCACTGAGAGGTGCTATACTAATGAAACTGAAACACTAAACGGAGCGAGCAAATGGGAACACGATCACTGACTTTTGTATACGACGAGCAAGACGTCATCATCAACATGTACCGCCAATATGACGGCTACCCAACGGGACACGGCGCAGAGCTGGCAGAGTTCCTGGGTCAGTTTAGAATGACTAATGGCATCCCAGTGGGACGTGACAAGACTGGCGACAGGATTGCCAACGGCATGGGTTGCTTGGCAGGGCAGTTGGTGTCACACTTCAAAGGCTCAGACGCTGGACAGTTTTATCTGTACCCAGCAACGGCTGTAGACTGCGGTCAAGACTACGAGTACCACATCTACAAAGATGCTGAAGGCTTGCGAGTCCGTATTACAGACCGCGGGTGCAACATGTTTGGGCTTACAATGAGCGACAAGAACGATGCGATCTTTGATGGCACATTGTCTGAGTTCACAGAGTTCTGCACAGAAAAGGAAGAGGCATAATGCAAGTATGGCGAGCAGTGGTATGGGCTGGGGGTAACCTCATCTCCGTAACTGTACAGGCAAGCACTCGTTGGGAAGCAGAAGCCCAACTGGGTGCCCAATATGGTCAGGACAATGTCAAAAGTCTAATGGAAAACTATTGACAAAGACGTGTCCTTGTGTTATAATTAATTTTTAACTTAGCGTGGAGCGACAAGATGGCTAAAGTAATGACAATGGAAATGCTAGCAAGTATGACAAAGACTAAGGCAGAAACAAAGAGCCTTGAGATGGAAGCGATTGAGAAGAACCTCAACGAGACTGATGACGAGATCAAAGCTCGTCTGCGTGAACGTTTCACAGTACTTGACGACATGACTAAGGCAGTCAAGGCCGGTAAGGTACGTAGTATGATTGTAACTGGCCCTCCAGGCGTGGGCAAGAGCTTTGGTGTAGAGCGAGTGCTGGGTAAGCATGACCTCTTGGCTGATGTGGCCAATGATGCCAAGCTGAAGAAGTACGAAGTGGTCAAGGGCGCAATGAGTGCGCTGGGACTGTACAGTAAGCTCTATGAGTTCCAGGACAAGAAGTCAATCCTAGTGTTTGATGACTGTGACTCTGTGCTGTTGGATGACCTCTCACTTAATATTTTGAAAGCTGCTTTGGACAGTGGCAACAAGCGCATGATCCATTGGAACACGGACAGCCGTTTGCTTCGCCAAGAAGGTGTGCCCAACAGCTTTGAGTTCAAGGGTGGTTGCATCTTTATCACTAACATCAAGTTCGAACATGTGAAGAGCAAGAAGCTTAAGGATCACCTTGAGGCTCTAGAGTCACGCTGTCACTACCTTGACCTTACTATTGACACTGAGCGAGAGAAGGTATTGCGCATTAAACAGATTGTAGAAGATGGCATGCTAGACAAGTATGACTTCGAGGCGGGTGCGGTAGAAGAGCTCTTAACGTTTATTGATACAAATAAGAAGAAGCTGAGAGAACTCAGCCTACGTATGGTGCTCAAACTGGCTGATCTAAAGGCCAGCTTCCCCGATCGCTGGGAAAGTGTAGCATCGATGACATGTATGCGTCGTGGTTAACTGATTCGCTCCCAGGATACCTGACCTTACATTAGAAACTCCGCTTGGAGTTTTGGAAGCCCCGGATTCGCTCCCTGGGGCTTTTTTTTGGTTGACAAGAGTGCGGACCGGTGTTATACTATACACTAGACACTAAGGAGAGCGATATGGCAAAGGTAGATGGGCAGGTAGTCAAGGTCGGGGACTGGGTCAGCTTCAAATGTGACATTGAGCAGTCGGGCCGCATCACACGCATAGAAGGGGACAGGCTGTTCCTAGAGGCAGGCCCCAATGGCTTTGATGGAGACTACATTGGCGGGCAGGAAACAACCGTACAATCCGCCAGGGATTGTTGGATAGAAGGTTGACAAAACGGTTAAGCCGTGCTATTATACTAACACACTAAACAAAAGGAGCGAGAAATGGGAACACCCTTATACATGGAGTTGGGCGAGGCATGTGAGTTGGTCCAGCAGTATGCAGAAATCCACACAGGCGGAGACATCCTAGCGGGTTTGAAAGACATGGAGTTCTGCTACGATGACTTGGACAAAGAAGACCGCGTGGCCTACAATATGTTCATGCAGGCAGGCCGCAAGATGTTCGCCCCCAAGGAAGCAGTATGAAGAACGAGATTGAACGCTTGAACTTTGTCATATGGGCCAAGGACCGCTTCCCGGGCTTTACCACTTGCCATAAGCAATATACCAAGGCCAATCGGGCATGGAGAACGGTAGTCCGTAATAACCCTAAGGCTCGTATGGTTATTCAACAAATTGATTGACAAAGGTTTGGAGTGACACTATACTATAGGTTAAGTTAAACAAAAGGAGCGATAGATGAAAGCACTACAGAACTTTGTAGCACAGAAGAATCATTGGAACTCATTTTTCAAAGGCCCGCAGTTTAGCCTCACTACTGCCAAAGACCGCCAAGCACTGGCCAACATGATTGACTCTGCACTGAGTCCAGAGAACCTCACATGCGATGGTGAGTTGAGTCGCACAGAAGTTAATCGCCGTTACAGAGAGTTGATGACTGCGGCCAAGCAGTTGAAGAAGTTGGATCCATCAGTAACCTTTTACGAATACGAAACGGAGATTGCATAATGCCTAATTGGTGTAACAATGTGGTCGAGCTGGCCCACGAAGATCCAGCAATGATTGAACGAGCTCGCGATGCCTTTAATCGTGCAGAGTTCTTAAATGAATTCATTCCCGTGCCTAAGGAGTTGCATATTGTAGCCGGGTGTGTGGGAGATCCAGTAGAGCAGAAGAAGCTCGAAGAGGACACAGCCCGCAACATAGAGGTTCATGGCTACGGCAACTGGTATGACTTCTGTGTAAGCGAGTGGGGTACCAAGTGGGACATAGGTGGTGACGGGTGCGATCCTATTGAAGAAGACGGACGCTTGACGCTTACCTTTGACAGTGCGTGGGCTCCCCCTCTTGCAGCCTACGACAAGTTGGAGGCTTTAGGCTTTACCATCCGTGCTTATTACTACGAACCAGGCATGGCCTTTGCTGGCATTTACGAAGATGGTCACGACGACTACTACGATTACGGTGGATTGAACGCAGAGCAGATTGCTGAAGAACTGCCTAGTGCGTTAGACGAGATGTTCAACATCAGTGAAGATGTTGCCATGTGGGAAGAAGAAAACAAACAAGAGGAAGAAGAATGAAAACCAATCGCGAAAAGAACACGGAACATGATCGTAAAGAAATCTTGCGAGTGCGGCCTAAACAGCCAGCTTACAATTTCAAAGAACTGGAAGCAATCGTGCGCCAGTGGGTGGTGAATGGTAAATGAGCAGACTAGAGTTCTACAATCGCCCGCTGGTGGCGTTTGATCCAGCGAACAAAGAGCACCGTAGATGGTTTCATGAGTTCATGCAGTATGGTGGATGGGGGCATTGCCCAGTTCGATTCATATGTCCTGCCGATATTGGATACGATCTAACCATAATGATTCGAAACGAACTTATCGATTATTATGTGAAGAAAGAGTTCAAAACGGTAAAGAAAGTTGACCAAAAACTTAAAAAAATGGTTGACAATCGGCCGAAACGGTAGTACAATTAATGCATACGATAAGGTGTCGTATACTTTTAAACTTTAAACACAGAGGCACACACAATGGCAACAGATAAACAATTTCAAGTAGTTGGTATTTCCAAGCGCGAAGGCGAGTACAAAGTTCGATTCGCTAACGATATCATGCGTATCAAAGTACTGTCCAAAGGCGGTCACGAAGACATTCGTTTGGCAGAACTCGATGCTCCCTTGTCTAAGATGGAAGCTGTAGTTGCAATGTCTAAACTGGACGAGTTCCAGGACGTAATTGCTCAAGCTACTATCGCAGAGTACATTGAGCGCAATACACCTAAGCGTAAGCCAGAGTCCGCTCCTACAGCAACTAAGAAGGCTGTAGCTGTTAAGGCTCCTAAGGCTGTTAAGGTTACTGAGGACGAAGACGCTCCTTTCTAATATGAACTGGGAATTGTACGAGGTATGGGCCGTTGATGTTAACGGCTCAGAAGATTTAATTGACACAACCAAGAGCTTGAAAGAAGCTCGTGAGATCGCAGAAGTCAATATTGGAGATGATATCGTCAAGTGCGTTATCTATCGAGAAGATGACAATGGTGAACTCCAAGCAGTTGAGACAGTTAAGTAGGATCAAGGGCCTATAGCTCAGTGGTAAGAGCAGAGGACTCATAATCCTTTGGTCCTTGGTTCAAATCCAAGTGGGCCCACCATTAACGAGGATGACAATGATTAAGAATGTTTTCTTAGCTATTGCGGAGAAAGATGACGGTGAGGTGATATATGGGTGCGTCTACGATACATTCCTGGAAGCTGAAGAAGGCGGTAGGGAGATGTGCAGAGACTTGAACACTCATATGGGCTGGGACTGTCGACCTCATGTCCAAGACCTAGAGTATATTCCCGCTAAAGCATAAAGTCAAGGGTGTTGCGTAAAAACAACACCCTTTCTTTTTGGTTGACAACTCTGCAGATCGAATGTATAATATACACATACACTAGCAAAACAGGAGCAACAAATGCAAGTACACTTCATCAACTCAGGACTGGGCACAGACAGTGGCTTCAAAGAAGTAGAAGTCCACAGCTTCAAAATGGATCATGACGATGCACCCTACGCCATTGTCAGCAACCCATTCTTTCCCGGCGATAGCCTACGTGCAGAGTACAATTTTTACAACGGTTGCCTCCAATGGGTGGTTGACTTAGATTAATATTGATGCTATAATATACACATACACTAACAAAACGGAGCCGCAAATGACACCAAATCAATCAATGTTTTTATTTACAGTGGGCTTGCTCATGACCTTAGGCGGCGTGGGTAGCATAGAGACTAGCATGGACAACGCTGGCTTGATCGTTGGCGTACTAGTCAGCGGTGTAGGCTTGCTCATCATGTGGGTAGGTACACTGGGTTTTAAAAACAATCAAAGCTATTAAGGAAACTGAATGATGGCGTTCGTTCAAATAATCTTTGGGCTGGGACTTGTGGGGGTAGTGACATTGTTTGCTCCAGACACAGCCAGTACCAGTTTAGTGATCTTCTACTGTGTAATGGGTTTGATCATCTTTCTCAACGGCGCAAGAACTCTTAAAGGAGAATCAAATGAGTAAAATGGCAGAACTGGATTGGGATATCGAGTACCGTGTGTGCGAGGGCATGAGCAATCAAGCCATTGCCCGAGAGTTAGACATTCCCATTGAGATGGTTGAAGCTTGGCACACAGCACATGGACTCTCCAACGATGACATGGGTGGCATCCTGGACCTCACCAAGTATCCGTTTGTCAAAGAAGAGATGGATCCATTTGCCACAATCAACAGTTGACAAATGGTTGGAGTGGTAGTATACTGTAAGAACATTAACACACAGGAGCGATAGAATGAACGTAAGTCAAATCAACACAGCGATCATCCAGGGTACGTTTACCAATGATGAACTTACATCAATGGTTGATGCTGTTAAGTTTGCTCGTGCTAGAGTAGCACAGAAGACCAAGCACAGTGTTCGCATTGGTAGCAAAGTCAAGTTCACATCCAGTCGTAGTGGTCAGGTGATTGTAGGCACAGTGCGTAAGATTGCCATTAAGAATATTATTGTAGACACCCCAATGGGTGGATACAAGGTGCCAGCTAATATGTTAGAGCTGGTAGCCTAAGTTTGCTCCAGGTCCGAGCCGGGGGGTAGTGTCCCTAGTAGCAAGTTCGCGACCGCAACCAGCGGGGGGTCTCGGGAGAGATGGCCCCGCACCTATTCAAGGAATACCCAACTAAAACGGTTGGGTATTTTACTTTGTGCTTGACAGATTGGTGGACCTGCGCTATACTGTTAACACACTACAGCAATAGGAGCAAAGATGAAAAAAGTAAAAGTTATTAACATAGAAGACGGCGGTTTTTACAAAGACGCTTATGTAAGCGGTAATTGTGTTAAGGTTACACTGCAACGCGGCAAGGAAGTTGCGAGCTGTGACGAAATACTTATTTGGGAAGAAGAGTACGCAGAAGACTGCTTTGACGAGTGGATGGAATGTGCGCTTGCTGGCGAAGCAGGATACACTTACACGGAGGTGCAAGTATGATGAGCAACATTGCACGAGCAAACAAACTATTTGAAGCATTTGACTTGCTGGACAGAGCACACGAACTAGTGACAGAGGCAGTGGGTGACACGAACAACAAACACGAATATGCGTGGGAACTGTTGGAGGACACACTGAAAGAGTATTACAATAATTTACTTGAAATGCAAATAACCCAGTAGCATGTAAGGTCTTTAGTAGCAGGGGTTGACATTTTGGTGAACCCGTGCTACAATGTACACATACACTAAAGCAATAGGAGCAGTAAATGAAACAAGCAATTTTAGACAAGCTGGCAGAAGTAGAAGCTATGCTACAAAAGACCTCCTGCGACGGAGAAAACTTTGCAGACGACTTACAGGCGTTTGACAGCTGGGCTGGCGAGATAGACTTTGCTATGCGTACACTAGCAGAGAAGATTGACTACTACGTGGATTAACCCTACGGGGTATAAGGTCTTTGGTTGACAAAACGAAAGACTTCCTATATAATATACACATACACTAACAAAGCAGGAGCAATAAATGAGTAAATCACTAAACAAACGAATCAGCAAAGCATACGACGCAATCTATCGCATGGGTGATAGCGGCTTAGACTACATGGACGGCCATTGGGCCATTGACCAGGACCTCATGCAGTTCTTTTATGATGACGCAGTGGACACACTGAGCAAAGAGGACAAAACACGAATGGCAGAGATGCTGGAAGAGATTGCCAACGACATGGCATGTGATTTAGTTTAAGGATCGACGATGACGTACAAAAACATAGACAACACACTACAGTGGTCGGGCACTGCCTGCTTGCTCACCATGTATGTGCTAATGAGCTTCTTCCCTCACTTGCACCCCTGGAACATTGTAGCGGGTCTGTGTGGTGGAGCGTTCTACTTGGCATGGACCATTAGGGTCAGCAACCGCCCACAGATGATTGTAAACGCAGTGGCAATAGCCATTGGACTAGCAGGGTTATTTAAGGCCTGGGCTTGACAAAACCTACAAGTGACGCTATACTGTTAACACACTAAACAAACGGAGTAAACAATGTCAGTAAACATCGGAAACATTGCTAAAGTATACAGCGGCCGGATCGGTTGCATGTGCGGCTGTAGAGGCAAGTACAGCTACAACGAAGGCGTACCACGCGAAGAATGGCAGGGTGCTGTGAGTGTGCGCTCAGTTAAGATCCTAGCCAAACGGGTCCTTAGCGATCCCCGTGCTAACTTTGACGAGAGTGCAGAGTACGTGTTCGTAGAAGACCGTGCAAAGGGCACAATCAAAGTGGTATATTTTAAAGAAATCGGTTGACAAACTGTCGGATCGAAGCTATACTGTTAACACACTAAACAAATGGAGCAACAAATGCAAGCAGTTACTTTTAACACAAACGGTCGGGGCTATTGGAGCAACAAGGCCAAGTCAGTAAACATCGTAGACATGCGTATTGCCTACATCAACGACGAGCGAGACTTTGGCGAGTTACGAGTGTACTTTAACACAGACACTTGGGACGTGAACACAGACGGCTTAATCTACACAGACAAACAGTTTAGAGCAGAGCTTAATGAGTTTTTGGTTGCACAGGGCCTGTGTGATGCAGACTATAGCGAGCAGGGTATGCAGGGTGACGACTATGTGAGCTTGGACGTGGGTGGAAACTTTTTGCGACTCTGGGAAGCCAAGTTCAATGCATTTACGCAAATGACTGCTTGACAAAGGCCTGGACCCAAGTTATACTGTTAACACACTAAACAAACGGAGCAACGATATGACAGTACAAGAATTGATAGAACAGTTGGGTTACATGGATCCCAATGCCAATGTTCACTTTGCCTACAATTATGGAGACCACTGGCGTACACAGGTTGCTCCGTCAGTTGGTTCTGTAGAGGAAGGTGTTGTGGAGTTTAGCGACTATCACCGCATGGACAAGATGGTAGAGGAGTACGAAGACCAGTTTGATGAAGAGACTGGCGAGTTCCGTTCAGACGTAAGAAAGGTAGTGGTGCTAGGATGATTACAGCAGAGAAACTGGAGACCTTGACCACGTTCACAGCGGGTGCATTGACCCGTGCTATTAACTTGGCAGGCTACAAGGGCGACATGTTCACTAGCAGTAAGTTCCTAGGCATTACCAACGGCGGGCAGTTCTGCTACTGGGTGGTGTTCCACGTAGAGGGTGGCACAGACAGCACCAAGGTGTTCCTTACATATAACCCTGCTGACGGTACGGTCAAAGCTGACTATTGACAAAACGAACAAGTGGTGCTATACTATACACTTAAACACTAAAGGAGCTAGAATGCAAAACCCCATCCCCCACAGTAACTTGTTCGTTACGCCCACCCTAGAGGAAGTCCAGGCTCACATAAGCAGTCTCCCCAGTAGAGAGCAGGCAGTGGCTAACCTAGTGCTTATGTTCACTCTGAACGCATGCCACAAGATGGTCAATGACACTGTAATGATGCAGAGCCCACAGGGTCGCCTTGCTTATCTCAGGGTCGCCTTGCTTATCTTCGTAGCCAAATCAGTGCTTGACATAACGATTGAGTGACGCTATACTATACACTTAAACACTTAAGGAGCAGAGAATGATTACAGCAGAACAGATTGTCGATGGTTTGAGCCTAGCTAACAAGGCATCCACAGACATGTACACTAAGATCGGCGGGGACAAGTTTGCCTGCGGATTTGCGTGGGTAGACGTGTTCGTTGATCGCACTAATTCAAAGCAGGCCAAAGAGCTGATCAAGGCAGGCTTTAAGAAGGACTACAAACCCAAGTGCCTCAGCTATTGGAATCCAGGCCAATTGGGTGTGCAGAACATAGACATCAAAGAAGCGGGTGCAGACGCTTATGCAGAGTACTTGACACAGTTGGGATTGAAGGCCTATGCAGGCTCACGCTTAGATTAAAAAAAGACGCAGTCGACGCAACTCGCCTCAGACTCCCTCTTCCTCCGATTGGAAACAGTCGGAGGTTTCTTTTTGATTGGTGGTGACATGGTGGTGTAAAAATAACCACCGGGGGCTATATAAACAAAATAGTGTTGCGAAAAAACAACAAGCAAAGCCTTTTTTCTAACATTTTAAACACGCTAAAAAACACCCCATATAGTAGAAAACCCCCCACCAAAACTCTAAGTACTTCTACTAAATTTTTACTAATCTAAAATTTTAACCCTGCAGACCCCTTTCTAGATCATTCCCACATGCTACGAAACTCGCCGTTTAACCGCACACTGGTATAAACAACTTCGGCTAAAAATTCAAAATGATCACGCATGATTCTTATATGTGGTATGTTTGTATGTTTAAGCACCATGTCATAACTGCCCTGTCCCAACTGTACATAGTAGTCTGCTCCAATACCTCTACGTTGCATAATCTCTGGAAACACACTACGAGTAAAAAAGCAAGTGTTGCCCAATGCCAGTGCTTGACTGGGTGTGCGCAAGCTCAAGTAAGCTTCTGCATAACTGGGTTCTGGTTGCCATGGCATCTTGTCCACTTTTTCCGCTAGTATGCGCACAGTGTAGCTCATAACAACATCCGGTATTGTCCAACCGTGTGCTTGCACAGTTTCATCCAATATAAGGCGCATGCCTTGTATAGCAGTAGTATTTTCCATATTTTACCTCACATAGAGTATTTACTACTATAAATATCATCATGCGCCACTACTACGTATCAAACTCAAATCCATGTCTAGAATCCATATTTGAATTCATTCGCCATCATAATCTCCAGTTAGAAGTACACTTGAACCGTACACGCTTTTGGGTTCCCGACGGCACTGTACTCACAGAGTTCCTGCTACGTTTTAGCACAGTGGCCACACTAGTGGATGAATCATTAGACTTAGTTACTGGACGTCCTGTATGAAAGAACCATATACACCCCATGCAGAATGGCGCCAGCAGTTTGAATTCACGCCCTTATACACGGACCCCGCACCCCACGTGACTCAATTTGAACACACAGTGCCTCGACAGCCGTTTACTATAGATCCCTTACTGGCATATTGGAGTACCCAAAAAACTGGCCCTGGGCCACTATAAGTACTTGCCAAATTTTTTTTGCGCACAAAATTTTTACACCTTGTAGACCCATTCTTGTTTGTATTGGTGTAATCAATCCGTAATATAAATACTTGCTCACAACTAGGAGTTCTCTTATGACCAAGTATATACTTACGCTAGCCAATGGTAGAGTTTACGAGTTTTATGTCAAGTCATGTGCGGAGATGTATCAAAACATGTACGGGGGAAGAATAGTTGAAGATCGCAACGCTGTTACAACGCACACATATAGACCCAGCTTGAAACTGGTAGCTTAAACTCCATGAGCACCGTACTAATTGATCTAGTACTGGATGACCGTTTAAAGCCACTAGCACACTTGACAGGTTCACTGGCCCGTGAGATATGGCTATGTGACTTATCCACTAGGGGCATTGAGTATACACGCTTAACGGATGACACTATAGAACTGGCTGCTAGGGATTTGACTAGAATCTTGTTGTTCCATACCAATTCAGACTTGCTGTTAGAAGTAGTTCATGTACGTTAAATAACACTATGAAACCCCTTGATCAATACAATTCGGACGATGCTGGTGCTACTAGCAGTCCCTTAACTAATGCTGATGTCACGGGTGCGGGTATGACGGATCAGGAACGTAGTTTATTCCGTCGTATGCAAGCACAGTTGGAAATGTTAGAGCGTGAGTTATCTAGGGCTAAGAACCGTATACGTGAGTTGGACACTAAGGTTGAATTAACTACGCAGAGAATTAACCGATAAATTTTCGCTTGCGCTACGCTGCTTCGCAGCGTGGGCCTGGGTTCCGGTTCACGCAGTCCTCTAGGCTGTATTCAAAATTCCAAGTGTCCACATTTTCTCTAATCAGGCGAGCACCGTTGCTCTCATGGAAACGGCGTGCCATTTCAGTTTGAGGACTCAATGTCACCATCTTCTTGATAGTTGGGGGCAACTGATCTCTCACAGCAAAGATTAGCTTGCGAGCAGCACCACTGCTGTAACTCCAAATGGTATAGGCCACAGCCACAGTCTTCTCACCCTCTTGTGGCAGCAACATACTGACTTCACTGTCCGGAACAGATTCACACAAACTAACACACACTGCCGCTAGAATCTCGCTGTCATCGGTCCACAAATATATGCCGGCCCTATCATTGATACGCTGTTCAATGGCGATATTGGGTCGCACGGGGTCGTCTTTGATTATACTGGTACGTGGGTCAGTAACGGAAGTGATTTGGTCTAGCATTGGGTCCTTGGGTTAGTTATATGCGTATTTATTATATTATAACAAAATATTGTTACAACTATATTACACTAGATCATCCGTGGGACCAATGTTGCTCAATAACTGTCTCAGCTTGGTACTTTCAATTTGTGCAGTGATTTTGGGAGCGGGTGCTCCTTCATCTGGGGCTTGGGTCACTGTGCTTTGTCTATTGCGGATACTGTCCAACATACTAGATCCTGGACGTGAACCCACTTGTTGGGACACTGCATCATCTTCATCCAAGTCACTGATACGTAGTGTGTCCACATCAAAAGCCAAATCAATTTTCATACCAACGCCACTGCTACTACGTGTTTTCATCAGCTGTATTTGATAGCGTCCATGTTCACGCATGGCACGGCTTGTAAAGATACCGAACACGTTGTCCGCAGTTTGGATCTTACTCAATCCACCCGAGATGTGACTGTGATCAAACTCTACTTCTTCTACAGCACCCCTGTTCAACTGCGCCGCTGTGACAAACACACACTTCTTTTCCATTGCTAGGTTACGCAGTTCTTCACTTACATACTTGTCTTTAATAAACAAGTTCTCTGCTGAAATCTTCTTACTGATGGGCATGAGCAAGTCCAAATAGTCCACAAGTAGCACATCAATCTTGTGTCCCATTTTGATTTCATACTCTTTCATATACGCACGAATATCATTTGATGTCTTGCCACTGGGCATATACTTGACTTGATAGTGACCACTCTTCTTGCCAATAACGCGAACCTTCATTTCCACATCATCAATTTGTTTGAACACTTCTCTAGTGGGAATGCCAGTCATCATACTGTCCAAACGCATACTGACCAATTCTTCACTAAGTTCTAATGTTAGATACAATACGTTAAGACCTTGTAATGCCCAGTTAACTCCCAAGTTGGCCAAGAACAAACTTTTACCACCGCCCGATCCCGCGGCAAAGATATTAAGCTCACCTCTGTTCATTCCACCAAACAGTTTGTCATCTACACTCTTCCAACCAGTGCTCACTTGTCCGTTCTTGTCTTTGATCCTCATCAATCTAGCACGGGGATCAGCAAAGTAGTCAGTGCCCATGTCACGTGTTAATCCAACTTGTACTGCTTGCTTGATCTTTTCTTCTACTGGACCATACTCGCCCTTCTCCAGCAAGTCAGCACTTTCCAAAATAGCTCGCTCCAATCCCTTGTGTCTAATAAATGTTTCAAAGTCATTCATCAACCAATCATAATGTTCTTCTCTAAGATCGGCTGCAACTTTTAAGTCACTGCCTGTGGCTGCATTTAAAATATCCTGTGTGGGCATTAGACTATGCTCCTCCACATACGTGTTCATAAATTCGGCTGCTTTCTGCAAGCGTCTATCAAACAATGATGGGTCAAAGATACTTTGGCAACGTACAAACGTTACTGGATCTCCCAACATCATTTCTAGATACACACGCTGTATATCATAACCGTAGTCTGTGTTTTGTTTACTCATCGTCTTCCTTGAACCATGTCTTTGCTTGTAATCGGATTTTTAATTCTGTTGTCATTGCTGAATTAATAATTAGCCACAATGTTGCGGGCTTGCCCAGCATCCTGACTGCATCATTAACGTCTTTAACTCCTTCGGGCCAGTTGGGCATACTAACTGTCCATCCAAACTCAATTGCTTGTTCTACTGTCTTTAAACCTGCCGCATCTCTATCCGGCACCAGTATCACTTGTCTTTGTAACTGATTAATCAACAAGTGCTGTCCCGCTTTAATTTCATTGCTCATTAGGGCAACACCGTCAATGCTGATCGCATCTATAGGACCTTCTACTACTATAACATACTTACGGTCCCAGTGCTGTCTGTCTAAATTAAACACATAGCCAGGTTGTTGTTCGCTTAGATACTTGGTGCCGTTGTCATTAATTGCACGGGCGGTCCAACCCACAATCTCTCGTCTATAAAAGAACGGCACAATGACTCTATTATTGAATCCAGTCTTGGGAGTCCAATAAAATTCATAGTCATCCAAATATAAACTTCTATTGTGCAGATAACTCATTACACCTAGCAGTTTTTCTGGAATGTTGTCAGTAAACGAATTAATAGGCACTGCGCCGTCTGGTAGTGCTCTATGTGTAAATGTTGGAACTAATTGTTCTTTGCTGCCGCCTTCTGCATCTTCTTTTAAACGAAGCGCATCAAAGGTCATTTTAGAAATCATATCATCTGGAATGTTTAACCAGCGCATGAAGTTTTTCAATTTGGCAGTGACCAATCTGCCAGGTTGCCAACTGCATTTGAATTGGCAATTGAAGCAGTGATAACTGACTGCATCACCACCGTTGATAATGAAACCCCCACGCTGCCTCTTGTCTGCATTTGTTCCATTATGAACACAGCAAGGAGCATTAAAGCTGATCCACCCGCTAGGAGTTTGTTTTCGCTTTGGAGGTAAGTAGGCTAGTAGGGTATCTGCAATTAGGCTCATGTAGCCTATAGTTTAACTGATTACTTGGAAAGAGTCAACTGATCCGGCAGAATTGACATACTTTACTCTGATATAAGTGTAGTCAGTTACATCGATTACAAATGTGGCAATTTCGGTATCGCTACTCATATTTGCTTCGTCATAAATTCTACTAACAACAAATGCTGGACTTAGGAACGCTTCGTTGCCCATTACTGGACTCTTTGTTGCTTCCACACTGACTGTGCCAACAAAGTTGGTCAATGATACTTCTACTGTTACTGAAGTTGTTGCTTCACCTTCGTAGAACTTTACCGGGATCGCACTGCTGTAATAAGTGATAATACGATCCGCAAATGTTAAACCTTGATAGTTTGTACTTTGCTGGAAATCGTCGTATGTTTGAACTGGTCTTGATTTAGGAATCACGCCGCCTAATAATTCAATTGTTCCGTGACTTCCATACTTGCTATCACCATATAGCAATGTCTTTGTAGTGTCACTGTTGACCATGTACACACTGAACTTTAAGAACTGTGGTTCTAAGTTAGTCAAGTCACTTTCTGAAATGGTTACCGTGGCAACACCTGTTAATGCATTAACAGTACTGCCATCGTCTAAGACCGTAGCAGTATACGTATTAATTTCTTTCTCTGTTTGATCCATTACAACTACTCTAATGGTCTTGCCAAAGATATTAATGCGCTTCTGGTCAGCGTTCTTAACGTCTAACGTGATGACGTTATCAACGCCTTTATAAATTTTTACAGGTCTTTGGTACACAATTTTCCACTCCACAGGGTAAGCAGCATCCAACGCAACCACATCGGCTAGTAGTTGGACTCTGTTCGAATATAAATAACTTGAAATTTTTTGCATTGGACGCCTCAGTATATATTTATATGGCCAAACTTAGACAAGCTACAGAAGAACAACTACCGTTTATTAGCGTATTAAACTACGGAGAAGCTGAATACGTCGGGATTATTATTAATCAAGACCAGTATGTAACCAGCTTCTACGATATCGATGCCATAAAGACCCCTGAGGAAAAAGCTCAGTTTTTATTGGTTGGTGAGACTTGGTGGTGGGAATCAAATAGGCAAGTTCCTATTAATATATTCCTACGACACGAAATCGAACCATTCCGTTACTGTATAAAAACATTCAACAGTAAAGATGTTCGGGTTTTACTAGGACCCGTGGTAAACTTACTTAATCTAACAGTACGACGTATTAAACGTAAAAGCGTTCAATTAGTTCGTAAACGTTAACTAAACCCATAACTAATACCTTCACAGATTTGGTTCATCTGCACCACCACCGCTGTAGCATAAGCAACTGCGTGGCTCTTCTTAAAGTAGTAATCATCGTTCTCTGGTTTCGTCCACACTTCCGTCATCACCGTAGTCCAATCTTTCCCAATCAGATAACGTTTCGCTGGCCTGATCATTGCCAGTACTGCTGCCAATTCTTCTATAGACTTTGGCGCCATTTGTCTTAGAATAGACCCATGCCCATTCACATGGAACAATAAGTTCACGAAGTCGTCCTGTAACAGTAAATCCCATAACGGTTCAGTCTCCATTAATTGTATAAGATGTGCTTCACTTTTTATATTTTCGTAAATGCCCACATTTAAAAAATCAATTTTAAAATAACCACGCTCTTCTGCTGTCTTGTAATCAATCCCTGCAATGTTTGTCACTGGGTCATGCGGGATCCTATGCACATAAATTCCAGTTGTATGAGCTACTGGACCTTCAGTGGATTCTTTTCTACCTCTAGCCCTAACGTGTTCAATACGAGATAAAATATTATCTCGATTTGCAAAGTCGATATCAATATCTGGCATTAGTGTTTAACCTCTGATTCAAATAACAATAGTGGAAGGTCTTCCATAAGTTTAATGGCATACTCTTCTGCAAACTCGTGTGTATCAAAGCCAGTAAATTTAACGTATACAGCAAGCTCTTCCTCTGCCATAATAACTTCCATCTCTAATGGAACTGGTTGTGCTGTTGCTGTCATAAGTTTGATTCCTTTGCCACTTGCTTTGCAAGTGCTACGTCCGCTGTTAACTTTTTAAATCGTTGCATCCAAAATTGTGGATCAATAGTTGTACCGATTGCCATTAATTGTACATCATCAAAACTAGCCAGTAGTTTCTTCCCGCTTACTGAATTTAATAACAGCCAAGGACTTATCTTGCCATCCTTGATATCATACATTGCTCTGCCAGTACTTACATGATTGAAATACTCATTCCACTTTTGCTTGTGTTGTTCCCCCCAAGCAATCATGTGTTTGACGCTTCGATCCAACGCAGTTTCAACATTTTCTGTTTTAATTAGATGCAATACGTATTGTTCATATAAACCATCTCTACACCAGTGATCAAGCCTAACTCCACTAGTAACAACATAGTCAATGTATTTGTCTGGATATAATGGATTAACATTACTAATAAATGATCCAAACTTTACAAATGCATTGTAGTAAGGACTTTTTGCAAATTCATCATAAGTTTTAATCTTATCCTGACGTTGTGTAATTTGATAAAAACGAACAAATGCTTGATAGCCCATTTGAACATGCTTTTCATTTTTAGCCAAAAATCTACGCTTTTGTTCACACATATGAACAAACAATGTTTTTTCCTTCATGAACTTACCGTTACAATGAGGGCAGCTAAATGATTGAGTTACGGGTTTCAATTCTAACATTAAAAGTATTTTGCAATCTCTTTTTCATCCCAGCATTGTTCACGAGCAAGTGCTTTGAGTTCTTTTGGAGTATACAGTTCTGCCATTAACTCAAGCTCGTCAATTTTCATGCTGGGGTGAAGTTTCATTAAAAATTTTAATTTTTTGCCTTCGCCTTCTTTCTTTTTATTTCCAATCCACTCGTGATTGTAGACTTGGCGATTTTCATAACCACAAGCACAAAGTAATTGCCATAACAGTTTAGGATGTTTAGTCAATGCAAAAAAGTGTTTGTTAAAGTATTCGTTTGTTGCAAGTACAAAGTGTTCTTGTACTTCACGATTGGATGTACGCACTGCACTCACATAACGATTCATTAAAAAGAATTTTACATCCTTCCTTTGTTCGTCATCAAACAAATCCCAAAGATCTCTACCACCTTGATCTACTGCTTCCAATATATCTTTTAGTGCCAACTTACTCATAGTGGTTTGTCCTTACTCAGCTTGTATATCATTATAGCACGATCCAGGGCCTTTTGTAAAGTGGGATTGGTTTTCGCCTCACGGTGAATCTCGCCCCACATTTTGTTTTCTTTTATGTGTTCGTGTAATGGTCTGCTGTCATTGGTGCGAGGATCTGGTTTATAATCATAACCAATTATTTGGCGTGTACTTGGCTCAGCACCAAACTCTTTAGCATAAATTTCATCGCCGTCACGCTCATATATGTAAGTTGCTCCTGGTTTAAGTGTTCCCATTATTTTTCTTTAGTTTGATTTACCTTTGATTGCTCTAATGCGCTCAGCACGTTCATAGAACTCTCTGCAATCTGCATCACAGAATACACCTTCAGCTACTGGTTCATCGCAAGCTAGACATAGTCCCGTTTTTTCTGGAACCTTCATTCTTTTAGCCAATGCTGCCGCAATTTGTGCCTCTTGCAATTCTTGTGAGTCATCAATAATATCTGCCATCTCTACCTCTCTACATTATAAAATTTTACTTACGTCGATTAATTCGCTTTGTCTACTTATCTCTTTAACAAAATATGCACATTCTGGCTTTAGTTCATGTGATAAAGGAGTTGCAAGTAGTTGATTGTTTTTCATCTTAGGGAAGTACCATTTGACATCATTGTAAAAATTCACAATCTCAATTTTCCTAAACTCAACTCTAAAACTACTTAACGGATTAAAGATCAATGCTTCAAACCCTCTATCATTCAAACTGGTCAATGGGAGTATTTCTACATCGCATCCGCTTGACGGATCTCCAACTGCAATGCTCCAATCAATCGGCATAGCAATTTCTTGATTGCCAATTTTAAGAACCATTGCTGGACTATTAAATGATTCTAAAAAGATTAAGGGCATAAAAAAGAAATCTGGATCTTTTGGATCACTATTATCTAATACAGCGAATCTAGTGTTTTCGTCTACCTCGTCTGGTAAATTGTTCAGTGAGAACAATTTGTTTTCTAATGTTAAAATTTGCATATTATTATTTTGACCAATCCACTTTGTCTAGTGTAAATGGGTATTTGGCATCCTTGTAAAATTTTTTCCTTTGCGTAAGGTGACGTTTGGCGAACTTGCATGTACTGGTTATGTCCCATATCTGGACGAAGTCTTTGTCTTCTGCTTTTCTAATGCCTCGCCCAATTGATTGTATAACCCTTGTAAAGCTCTTTCCGGATTCCAAAAGAACCAGATTAAAAATCCTAGGAATATTAATACCAACAGCGGCCACACCATAAGTCGCCACAATAACCTTGTTAGTACTTGTCTTAACTTCATCATATTCTTCTTTCCGGGTAGTCGTTTTTACTTCACCCGAAATAAACACGCTGTCCTCAATTTCATTAATTAAAAACTTCCCTGAGTCAATTCTATTAACTAGGACTAGTGTATTACCAGTCTGGGAAATTTGTTTTACTAATGCGCCAATATAACGCATACGATCTTCATCTGTAACAAGATATTTTAATTCTTCTTGATACATTTTAAATTCTGGAATGTCAATCATTTGTACAATGTTTACGTGACATTGTGATAAAACTCCCCTGTCTTGTAATTCATGTGCGGCAATACCGCCGACTACTGGACCAATGCTGGCAAAAATTTGTTCATATTCAAACTTTTCTTTTGGCACTGTGCCTGTTAGCCCCCAACGTATTGGAGCATTAGATAAGTTCTGTGTAAGCAAAGCCTTCAACACATCAGCTTTGGCCATGTGTACCTCATCAACAATCACAGCAGCCACACCGTCTAGAAATTCAGCAAGTGTTAAAATGTCGTGCTCTTGATTCTTACTCTTCTTGCCTAAAATATTCAATGACTGCCATGTGCATATAGTATGTGTTTTGTACAAGTCTTTACGATCACCGTAGTATACGCCCACATCTAATCCAACGTTAACAAAATCTTCTTCGGTCTGTTCAACAAGTGACTTGTTAGGTACAATGGTAATTGTTCTTCCATACGGTTCGCACAACTGACTTAATGTGGCAGTTGTAATTGTTTTGCCAGCGCCTGTTGCAATCTCTTGCAAACTTTGTGGATTCTCTAAAAATGTATTGACAGCATCAACTTGATAGTCACGCAACATGATTGGTTGACCTTCAGCAATATGACCTTTGGGCCATACCTTACCTTGATCAGCCCAATAAGTTTCAGTCACTGCATCAAATTTCAGCTTGACTGATTTTCTAAGATCTTCAATATCACCAATCTCAATTTTCATATCACTGAGTATTGACATGATCTGTTCCAACTGACTAAGATATCCATTCCCGCCAATACCAAATAAACTAACAGTACCGTCCCATCGACCTAGCTTGAATGCTGGATGATGCCTAGCATATGGCAACTCGTATTTGAATGCGTTTGCTAATTTGCGCCGTGCTTCTAACTCTAAACCTTCCAGTTTGATATTGACTTCATCTTTAATAATTAACTTACATGATCGCATCTACTACTCCTGTTAACGGCGCTAGGGTGTTGTAGTATACTATCATATCACAATTATTGCAATAGATACTGGTTTTATTATTTCTAAACTGGTTACTAAAGCTAACAGTGGCATCAGGATACCAATTTGTTTTTAAAAAGAACTTGGGCAGTTTTCCATTTGCAATTATTGCAATTCGACAATTTTCATCCAATTGTTTATTGTACCCATATTCTGAAACAAGTTCATTGAATTTCTTACCATCGCCGTCATTGGGGAATCTAAAATATACACCAATGTTTGGCTTCATGTTTAGTTCAGTAAGCGTAGTGTGTAGAAGTTCTAAATTTTGAATACATGACTTGACATCATATTCGTCAAAAATACCTAATATAACGTTTCGCTTAAGACTTTTCAATGCTATTGTTAAATCCGTTAATGAATAATTATTTGTATTAACAAAAACTTTAGGATGTGAACGAAGTGCTAACTGTTCCTTCAAGGTCAAATTATCAGTGCCCAGTTTATAGTTAGTCTTGAACTGATATTTAATACGGCGATCAGTGACCAATAGTTCAGAACGTTTTCCAATATCTAAATCTAAAAGTGTTTGTATATTTTTGTTTGTAGTATATTCAATGTTAAATGAATTAATTACAGAGGTTTTGTCAATTGCAAGTATATCCTTATACAAGGATTCAACTTGCGTTGAATATTCAAAATTAAACTTTTTTAATTCATTAATAGTGTTAATTAAATTCTTTTCAGTTAATAATAACTGACAATGTCTGCCTTGTGTTTTAAACGGGAATCCGTCTATAGATTTGTTTACTGATTGTAATGCACGTTTGATATCTTTGTTGAAAGAACATTCTATATTAATAAAAGAATTTCCTTCGTTATCTTTTACAATAGATATCTTTCTAGACGAATCAACAGATCTGAAGGGCTTAGTCCAAGTAGGTGTACGCAGACTTGGAATTATTTCAGAACCTATAAAATGTAAAGATTCTAAATTTTCTTGTAAAATTTTAATCAACAAGCGGCCTTGTGATTCAGTAATAAACGCAGGCATCTTAATCATCTTTGCCAAGTTCTTTAAGATTCGTCTATCTTTATTTGGAATAGATGAACTTAGTTGATCGATGTCGTGTAATTCAATTCTGTTTAATAAGTCGTCAATGGTAAGCATACTAGTATTATATACTACTAGGATTACAATGTCAAGTGTTTATTTTATTAATTAATCGATTCAGTGGGATGCCGGCTGCTATTTCTTCTACAGTCCATTCAGTATGGCACAGTTGTTCAAACCATAGATCTCTACTAGGTCTGTTGGGCGTTTCTATTTCTAGTATTGATTGATTACCCACTGGCCATGCTAAACTATCAACATCTACAAATGCTGGCACACCGTTTATGATTGATTGCAACCCTGGATTTGAACTGGGACTTACAACCGCCCAAGCCATATTTAAATCATTATCAAAATCATAGTCATCATATGTATTTGGCAATTTACTTGGCACATGTATCTGCGTATGATGCAGATGTAAACCAATACTCCACGCTCTATCCCTTGGGTGGGGTCTAAATATAACGGGACGTTTAGATAACGACCGTATCTGTTTAACTAACGATTGCAACCAATCAACTGGGTCTCCACGATGCATCCACTGCTCGCTTTTGGTGTGCTGTCCGCATATTAGTATATGCTCTCCAGTTTTAGTCCACGGTTTGAGTTGTAGTCCCAACTGTTGAGAACGATCAGCAATTAAGTTTTCTTTGTTAGCAAACTCTGCCAAGTTGTTTATTCCGCCTAAACCGACTTTAAATGTCTTATTACGTATCAATCCACCTACTTCAAGTACTATTACGTGTTTGTGGTGTTCTTTGGCATATTTCCAGACGGTTTTATTTTCTGCCATGCGGCCGTGCCATAAAACGCTCCAAATCACATATACATCGGCATCAAACGTGTTAAAAACCACTGAGAAGCCCATGTTTTTTGCAGCCTCAGAAAAAGCGTCAAAAACTGTCGTTGAGTTAGTTGCCCCGTAGTCTGTAAATAGTGATAGCTTCATAATAGTGCGATAAGTAAAAGATATATTTAATGTCTACCAATGCAACTACCACAAATAAACGGCAAACTTAATCATAACGATTTTTTCATTTACGGTGCATGTGATGCTGCATATTTTGACGAGTTTGGAAAAGTATTAGTTAACAGCATTAGAAAAAACTCTAATAATGCAATACATCTTCACTTGTTCAATCCCCGCGATGACCAACTTGAATTTTGTTATTCTAAAGATGTGTCCGTAACTTACGAGTATGTTGGTAGCAGTTTATTTGTAAATTCCGCTAAAAGATGGAGTACCCAACCAACTGATCCTCTAGAAAAATTAAAGTATGATCGTATACTTAATGCAATGAGTAAGAGTGATGATGCAACCATTTTAGATAGAATGCAGCGAACTTATTTTGCCTGCGCTAGGTTTATTAGATTAGCTGAAATTATTCAAAAAACTAACAGCGTGTTTTCAATCGATGTTGATGCCATTGTTAGAAAATCCATACTTCCTTTAGAAAATAATTGCGATGTTTACCTACATCATATAACTGGAAAGAAAGCTAGGTTTTTAGCAGGTGGCGTTTACTTAACTGGTAATGAACAAAGTTATAATTTCATAACTGATTATGCCAAAATATTAACTGATAGTATCACAAAAGATTACATTTATTGGGGGCTTGATCAAGACGTGTTAGATATAATTGTCCCTGAGTACAAATTTAATAATCTCCCTTTTAGTTTTATTGATTGGGAAATGGGATTGGACAGTCACATATGGACTGCAAAGGGAACTCGGAAGAACTTGGAAGTGTTTATAAATGAGAAGAAGAAATATAGTTTTTAATAATTGCCCATAATTTTCCAGTTTTAACTTCTGTGTTGGACCAATGTATTGCGGCTATTTTATGAATCCAATTATCACGGTTGGGCAACGGCGGGGTTTCTATTTGTGACAAATCATTAAAACATATATCCTTTGCCCAACTCTTAGTAGGTTCTTCAACATATACTGGAATGCCTTCAATAGCACTAACTACATTTGGCGTTGATGCATAGCCCACACTACACCAACAATCTTGCAATGCTTCTCTAATTCCTTCGTGTTCCGATATAGACATTAGTCCATACTTAAAATCCTTAGGATAACGCTTTTGTAATTTTTCAATTTGTTTAAAACGTGTGCCATCGCCTGGATGCATACGAATCATAATGGGACGTTGACTGTATTTCCTAATCGTAGCAATAGTGTTGGCCAACCAATCATCTTGATCTGTAAACATATTAAAACCTTTTGGTCTCTGTGCTAATACTAAAATATGATTACCAATAGTCCGCCATGGTTTAAGGGTAACACCGTGCCAGTTGCTAAATGTATTCCATTTATCTAACTCAAAGTTATTAAAAAAATATGTACCAGTATCTGGATAAACAGTGTTAAGACTATATCGATGCCACTCGTGTTCTTTGCGTGAGTAGTGCAGTATATTACTGTCTACAAAAATTGATGGAGTATTTTGTAATTTAAGAATGTCAATGATCTTTTTTCTAAAATTATCCTCCACTGTATAACCTAATACAAACCCAGCATCAAGTTTTTGATCGGGTAATTTATTATCTCGAAATTCAATTACTTCATCGCCGTTTGCTCTGACTCCTGTAGCAAAGTTATCCATAAGCATAACCTTGTTGCTAAACTTTGCTGGATTACTTATAGAATTGTAAAATATGCCTACTTTCATTGTGACCAATCCTTAGACTTTGTCATTGAAATATTCCCCTCTTCTGGCAATGTATTACGTCCCATAATATGCGTATGGATTTGTAACTTACAAATATATTGATTTATGGCATTGTCTGCCGGGTACCAATAAGGTCTATAAAACTTAACCAGCCCACGGGCTGCTCTTGGCTTGATGGCATACCCACTCGCTCCTGGCATAGAAAAATTTCTCCATGTAACTGCTGCGGGAGATAAGGTTGGATTTTTTAAATAATCACTCCATGGTTCTTTTAAAAAAGAACTCTTACCTAATGATAAAATTAGTACATCATCAAACTCAACAGGTTCATATTTTCTAAAAAATTTTACATCATCTTCAAAGATCATTATAGGCTCATCTAATTCTATGCACTTCTCCCATAATTGATAATGACTATAAAAGCACCCAATTACTCCAGGCCTTGACAATTTTCCAATATCTTCCTCACCAATTTTTTGTCTTTCTGATATTTGATAAAAATGTGATTTTCTAAATTCGTTAAACAACTCAGGTTTAAAATATTTGAGAAGATCGTGATCATTTAAATCTTTATTTTTAATACTATAAGGATATAATGTTTTATTAGCCTTTTTAGCCATGTTAACAGCATCATTGCCGTTAGTACCTTCAAAAAGACAAGTATTAATGCCGTAGGTAGTTAGAGTATGCAACATATAATTTGCATGTACTACACTGTGTTCTCGTTCAGGGAGGTAAATTACAAATGCTTTCATTTCCAGTGTTCCTTAACTAATTCATGATCCATCATAGTCGATGGTTTTTGTTTTACTTTTCTAAACATTAACATTTTAACATTTGTTAAATTAAGTAATTTGTCGTGTTTAGAAACAATATGAAACCATTCTGGCGGGCAAATATCTAAAAAAGTTTTATGAGCAATATGTTCACTAACTATTGCTTGATCGCCGTAAAGTGGCGGGGTACTATACAATGACTTCCAATAATCTAATGATTTACTTTTATACAAGTTCCACAAGTTACTATAATCGCCATTCCAATACATCAATGCACTTGAATGGATGTTTTTATCTTTTTCAATCCACATTACAAACTTTTCATCTTTACAGAGATTAATAATTTCATCAATGCTTTTACAAATAACAGTATCAAGATCAATATATAGAACGGGGCCTGAAAACTGACCAGGTTTAAACAATTGCATTTTTGACCAAAAACCATTATCGATCATATCTAACTCAATACGCTCGCATGGTACATCACAATCACTTAGGCAAATAAATTTGTGTTCCAATGTTAAATTTCTAGCAACAGAATTTTTTAATTTTTCTACCCACGATGCATCGTAGCCAACTTTGCCGCCGAATCGTAATACACAAACAATATTAATCATATCTTTTTAAAACTATCATTCCAGAGTCTTTATTACAGTGTTCTACAATAAACCACTCGTTATTTTTAATTAAAAAATCAACAACAGCTTCAAACACACCAGGCCAGGCAGTTGTGTCATGCAAAATAATATATTTGTTTACATTTTTAGAGTGGCGTTGTAATTCTGCTTCTGTATGTTTTCTTTTATGAACTGTATCTATAAACAATAAGTCAGTATTATCTATTTCAATTTCTAAACTGTTTCCTATTATAAATTGGAAGTCAATGTTATTGCTTTCTGCATAACTAACTAATTCTGATAATATCGATAAATTAACATCTGTTATATCATAACTTCTTAATTTTTTTGGATTAGCAGCTAAAAAGGCAGTAGTACTTAATCCAGTGTATACACCAAATTCAACAACGGTATCTACCATCGAGGCATATTTTTTATATGTACCAAATCTAGATGGACTATCCCCCAGCCATGCCGTTGGATGTATTTTTAAATTTAAGAAGTCTTCTTCTAACTGTTTAATTGTTCTCATAAACTGTATCGTGATCCCATTTTTGAATAATTTTATATCCCCAAACATATAATAGCTCGTCAATTTTTTCTTGCGGCCAGCCATATTCGTCACCGCTGCCGTTTGTTTCTAAGACTATTAATGGCTTGTGTTTAGTTATTGTGTCCTTTGCACCCAATAATGCAAACCCTTCAAATCCTTCGATGTCTAAATGAATTAATGAAGGTGCTAAATTTAACGAATCTATAGTTATTTGTTCAATCTCTCCACCACCAGCAATCTTTAATGCTCCGGTGTTAGTTTCGTTCCAGCGGGGATTGGTGTTGAGTTTTATGTAACCATGTTTATCACCCAATGCCTTTTGATATTTTACTACATTATTTTCTTTAACATTTTCACACAGACAAAAAAAATTCCGACTATCAGGTTCTATCGTTACAACATTGTTAAAAATTTTACTGTATTGTTTTGGATATAGTCCGCAGTTTCCTCCGGCTTGTATCACTAAATCTTTTGACGAGACTAGTTTACTAATTTGAATTGGTAGATCGAAATGACCAATTTTATTAAGCCATTTCCATGCCCATATATCCTCTACGGGCCAAAGCCATTTCCCCAAGTGTCGACGGCTTTCTCTATATTCTAAATTTAAATCAACTGTCATTCAATATCTCTTTGTTGACAATACTCTGTTAGTATTCTTTCTCTATGCCATTCACCACCTTGTGGTGTGTTGGCAAACTCATGAAAGCTGGGAGTACCCAATGTATAGTGTAACAGTTTAGCTTCTTCATTTAGACCAAACTCGTCTGGTAACCAATTCCATTCTATAGGCAATTCGCCTATGCGTGTGTCATTTAACCATGTAAATCTATGTAACTCAGCACCAGTTGCATTTTGCACAAACTCTGGTGTTAGTTTTCTATTTGGGTGATTGCCACAGTTCCAAAGTATAACACTACTCCAGTTTTTGCGTGGATAGTTTTCATTCTTAGCACCTAGATATTTCTCAGCCATCTTAGTTTGGTACTTGTGCTTGACCACCATTACATCTTTGCTATGGTCTTGTAGTTCCCAAAGTTTAGCAATATCATCACGCACAATCATATCACCATCCATAAAAATAGCCCACCCTTTGTAACCCATTAAGTGGGGTACTAAGAATCGGCTGTAGATGAATTGATTACTACCGTCAGTGTGTGTTTCGGTATATTCTTTAACTAGGTTAAGTGCTAGTGGGATAATGGATACGGGCTGACTGGCATGTCTAATAATGCTGTTAGCACACACATGAAATGCAATTGCTTCACGTGGATCGTAACCGATAAAAATAGGGATAGTTTGCATCCTATATTTAATAAGATGCAAACTATAGGGGGTTAAAGACTGGCATCCTCCATTCCCGCAACTCTCAGCTTGATAATGTTACTCATTTGCCATTGTTTAATATCAAGTGCTTTGGTAATACCCAACCACTTGTTTCTTAATAGGGCAAACTCGTTAATAATCTTCTCAAAGTCTACTACGTCACTCTCACCATCCACATACTTTTCACAGTCGCGGCTGGTGAGAGCTCGTTGGTAGTTTTCTAAATATTTGCGAAAATGTTGGCTACGAAGTCTACGAAGTTCAATATTAAGGTATTCAAGAATAGCTTCAATTTCTTGAAGTTGACCAAATCTTTGTTCCACAATGCCGGGCATACTGGCAGCAGCCTTTTCTATGTTTCCTGCTATGCGGGCGTCGGCTTTTGCTACTTGTAATTCAGCTTCATAATAAAGCACAGCATCGGGAATGTAAGAGATATCCTTACTAATCTTGTTATACCACATTAATAATCTTCTTCTTCGTCATCGTAACCGTCTAAGTCTTCAGTGTCTTCTTCTAAGTAATACTCAATAGCGTGATCCAAATCTGCATCAGCGCCGCGAGCACCTTCTAATACTTTGTCTTTGACACCATAGTCTGCAAGTAGATCAACATACTTTTCCGCAATAGCGGCTACTTCTTTTTTGTCGATATACTCTTTAAACAATAACCAAACGTCTGCAATTTGATTGTCATTCATTTACTTCTGTCTCCTCAGGAATGATAGTTTCTGTTTTAGATTTGATATGGAACTTGGCCATTATCATATCTAATTTATCATCTTTCCATTCTTTTCGGTAGAATTTGAACTCTTCGCCGGTCTCTGGATCAACCCACTTGAGTCTATTGCCTTCTTGTTTTAGTAGTCCTTGTTTTTCAAACATGTCAACTAAACCACTGTAAGGATTCATACCTGTAGTATATGGAATCTTAATCTGAAGTGTTTCAAAAGGTTTACTGTAACGTGTCTTCATAATTTTACATGACGCACGAATACCATTTACTTCTGCAACCTTGTTGCCGTCTTCGTCTTCTTTCAGCTTGAGTTTCTTCATAGCAACTACGATAGAACTTGCGTAAACGAATCCTTGTCCACCACTGATCTTGTCATCTGGATCAAACATGTCTTGACTTGCGTATGTGTGATTAGTACATACCATACCAACATTATAGTTACCAAACATGTTAACACAATTACGTACAAGTGCTGTCAATGCCTTGGGCTTACGGCCCATGTCACCTTTCAAATCACCTGCTTGGAACTGATTAATATCAGTCGGAGTCAACAACATGCCCAATGAATCAATAACAAACATGACCTTTGGACGTTCTGTCATTGCCTTGTATTCGTCCATGAATTCATGGATAGTTTTAGCCACATCATCAATCATGGCCATGTTGAGTTTCAACAACTTGTCTTCACTAGTATCAACACCAAGGTCTTTCAACCATTGTTCGTCAAGTGCATTTTCGCTATCAATTAAGATAACATAAATGCCTTGTGCTTGTGCGTGTTTGACAATGTTGCCTGAACAAATATATGATTTACCAGCACCTGATTCGCCGGCAAATACAGTAACCTTACCCAAAGGAATACCTTTGTTCCAGTCACCGCTGATTAGGTAGTTTAGCGCAAAGTTACCTGTGCTAACCCAATCTGTTGGATCGTTAAATCCAACTCCGAGTCCGTCAATAGACTTGGTTAATGTTTTTCTAAATTTCGATAAATCGAAGGCTTTTGTAGCCATAGCTATATTCTCCTTATACTGTAGCTTTAGTTATTAAGGGGGACAAGCCCCCTTAAATTATTTCTGACGATTGCGAATCATGGCCAAGATGTCTTGGGCACGACTATCACCGCCTGCTACAGGTTCAGCCGCTGGTGCTGATGCCTTTGGAGGATCTACATCAAATGGTGGATCTGTATCGTCGCTTGCCTGTGCTACTGGAGCCGCTGGACGAGCCGCTGGAGCTGCCGCACGTGATGCTGCCTGTGCTACTGGATCACCAGTATTTTGGCTAACACCGCTTGGCTTAAAGTATTGACCCCAACGTTCCATGTCATATGCTTCACCATCTACTGAAGCTTCAAACATTTCTTTGATGATCTTAACTTCTGCATCAGTTGGCTTCTTAGGAAGGAAGTCTTTTAGATTGAACAAACCATGTGCTTTAACTGCATCAAGTTCTGTATCTGACAGAGGACGCTCACGACGTGACCACTTGCTTGTGCTATAGTCTGCGTAGCCGCCTTTGCTGGTCTTGATAAGACGGAAGTCTACACCGTGTACCAAATCAGTTGGCAAGTCTTCCATTTCTGGATCCAACAATGCGCCACGGATCAATTGGAAGATTTGTGGGCCAATAATGAATCGACGAATTGGATTTTCTGGATGTTGGTCTTCTTTCAAACCATCTTCAGTAACAAAGCCTTGGAAAACATAACTACGCTTTTTCCAATACTTACGGCCCATATCTTCTAGTGCTGGGTCTTTAAACCAACCACGCACTTCGGATAGAACTGGACATGTCTCACCATACATTTCCATGCAGGGTACTTGTACCATTACTTTCTTACTTTCGGATTCACCTTTAATGCCTGCGAACTCGAGCTTAATCATTGCTCGTTCAACCCAGAAAAAAGTGTTGTTTGAATCGCCATCTGGAAGAAAGCGTACTGCTGATTCGCTACCTTCTTTTAAGTTCCAGAAAGGATATATTGAATTGTCACCGCCTGAACGCTGACTGTTGTCGGAACCACGTGATTCCTGTTCTTTGAGCTTTGCTCGGATTTCTGCTAATGAAGCCATAATTTTTCTCCTGTAATATGCCTTTGTTTGCCTATATTTTGTTTATGCCACTACACAAACAAAAAAGTGCATACATGTTATTGTACGCACTTTTATTTATCAGAGCAAGACTTTTCTTGCTTAAAACTGGTATTTTTTTACCGTTTACAAACCCTTGTCTGGTAAGTTTGCAATACGCAACATAGCGTTGAGTTCTTTTTGGTATTGAGTATCTCTACTCTCTTGTGTTTGTTGACGTTGTAACATTTGCGCTCTAGCACCAGTTGCTGGCCTTACAGGTCTTGCTAATGATGCGCCGCCAGCAGTATCACCAGATTGTGCAGCAGCCAAATTTTGTTGCGCCAAAGCAGTTGCGTCAGCTCTGTTAGTTGCAAATCCTGCACTTTGAGCCAATGCTCTTTGTTGTGGAGTTAGTGCGGATGAAGCAACTGGTGCATCTAGAAAGTCATCAGTTTCTGCCGGAGCTGCTGCCGGAGCTGCTGCCGGAGCTGCTGCTGGCGCTGTTGATGCTGCTGACGGTGCTGCTGTCTTTGGTGCATTGGGAGCAGCAGATGCTGCCGATGGCGCTGTTGATGCTGCTGACGGTGCTGCTGTCTTTGGTGCTGTCGATGGTGCTGGTGCTGGTGCCGCTGTAGTTGCTGCTGGTGCCGCACCAGAAGCTTGATTCTGTGCTGTTCTTAATGTTGCTGCATTAGTGGCAGGTGCCGCTGGAGTACCACCAGTTGCAGGTGCCGCTGGAGTAATTCCAGCTAACTGTTGTAATCGTTCTTTACCGCCAAATGCTTGAATATCTCTTTCACTACCATTCGCTAATGCCGCACGAGCTTGATCAGGTGTTATGGTTGCTTTAGATGTGGCACCCCCCGGGTTGGCAGGATTAACTGGAGTTGTGGGAATGGCTGTTGTCACTCTAGCATTCAGACTTGTTTGACCAGGGTCAGTTGTTGTTGAACTGCGGGCGGCTGCGTTTGCTGCACCTTTGGCTGCTCCAGTTTGTACTTGGTCTGCTGTTGCTCCAGTTCCAAATTGTGGCTGTCCGGCATCAGCTTGATTTGCTATTGGTGCTGGCGTTGCCGGAGCAGGTGTTGCCGCTTGTTCTGGAGGCATCTTATCGTGTGCTGCTTTTGTGGCTGGACCATATGCACCGTCTGCTGACACTCCCAATTTTTTCTGTAGTGCTTGTACTGCGGCAATAGTTGCTGCATCATATGTACCAGTATCTGCAATACCCAATTTCTTTTGTAATGCACTTACTTCGGGGCCTTTCATACCTTTACCCAACACACCCTTGTTCCAAGTTTTAGGAGCTGCGGCTGCTGGTGCTGCGGCTGCTGGAGCAGGTGTTGCTGCCTGTCCTGGAGCTGGTGCTGCTGAATCTGGACTCTTACCAGCTTGTACGGCTTGTGATCTTGCAATCATGGCTTTACCTTCAGCACTGTTTGGGTCTACATTAGTAATTGATCCGCCGCCAGGTACTACTGTGTCTGGAGCTTCATGTAGTTGTGTTATTAAATCAATATAGTCGCGTAGTGTTTTCATATTATCTTAATCCGGCAATTTTTAACATCGCAGATAATTCTGCATTTTCTTCTACTTGTTGGTTGTTACGTTGTGCTACTCGAGCTTTGATAGCCTCAGTAGCATTGTGAACAGGCTTGCTACCAGCAAGTTCCATCATACGATCGTGCTGTTGTTAACAAAGCCCTCTTCACCAATTGTCATAGTTCCTTCGTTGCTATTAAAGAATCCGCTTACACGTTCCTTAATATCACCAAACAATTTTTCTGCAACATTTGATTTATTACGTGGCTGACTATCTACATAATCTTCTGAGGTCTCAGCAACCGGTGCTGCTGGTGCTGGAGGTACAGCTGCCGGGTCTACTGGTGCTGCTGCTGGATCTACTGGTGCTGCTGCTGGATCTACTGGTGCTGCTGCTGGATCCGCTGGTGCTGCTGCTGGATCCGCTGGTGCTGCTGCCGGATCCGCCGGAGGAGCACCTTCAGCATCAAATCCCAACGTGGTTGCCAAGTCTGTTTCATTTTCTGAATCATAAGATTTTAAAAATGCTGAAATAATTGGACGAGCATCCAATTCATCTAACCCCAAATCAGCAAGCAATTCAAATGCTTTGTCTAATTTGTTGTTATCGATGGTGCCACGCAAGCTACTAGTTACGTTGTTACCGTTCGTTCCAATTGGTAGTTCTTGTTTGAATAAATCTTTTAAAGTCTGCATGGCTTGTTCGCCAACTTCATCTTCTTTGTACAAGTCATCATCTTCACGTACAATACTGTCAAGTACGTTTTCAAATTGAGTTGCTAATGAGTTTGGATTGTAGCTATCGCTTATTGGAGTGGGATCTTGACTAGTTCCACCTTGGCCGTACATGTCGTTTTTAACAAGGTAATTTTTACCTTTAAATGTGAATACTGTTTTGCCTTGTTGATCAGCTTGTATCAAGGCATCGTTAAATGCGTCTGCTTCTGCAGATTGATCTTGATACTGACTTGGGTCTTCCAATCCATGTGCTGCCAACCACTCAGGGTCTTGCATTTGTTCAGGGGTGGGATCTATACCACCTTGTGATAAAGATTTCTCTATTTCTTGATCTGTTACTTCACCCAGTAAATCATCTGCTGATAAATTCCTAACTGGCAAATTGGTTTCACCTACTAGGTTATAAATGAATGGGAATACAGATTTCATTTCTTCATTGAACGTACGGATTGTCAAACGATCAATCCAATCATTCATAATTTCTTCTGGAATGCTTTGTGCTGTACGAGCTTGAAAGTTTTCTGCAAAGTGTGAATAATATGCAGGACGCTGTAGGCTATGAATTTCACGTTTAACTTCTTCAATACGTTCCATTACTTTACTAGTAATGTCTCCCATTGCTTCACCCAAGGCTGCATTGCGACCAACGTAACCTTTAAATTTACGTAGACCAGCCAATTCTTCTGACAAGCCAGTAATGTGTGAGCCAATTGCATCATACGGTGTTCCACCGTTTTTAATATGTTCTGCAAGAGCACGAGCACCATTCAAATGTTTGTATGGATACTTAAATCTTTCTCCAGCAGCGTTTTCAATAAAGATGCTGTCAATGTGTTGTGTCCTACCGTTAGGCGCATTATAGTTAACTGGTGAGCTATGTCTAACAATGATCTTAGCTTCTCCAATGTCTTGGTAACTAGTTTTACTTGTACCAGAAAGTCTTGATTCTGTCATTCTTCCTTCTCCGATAGGATCTCTTTTATCTAAATTACTTTGGGATGGATTTTGTAAATCAAAATCTAATCCGTGTGTTTGTGCAAAATCGCTCAATTCATCTAAGAAGTCCATCCACGATTCATCACGTGGATTCTTACTCCATAGAACGCTCATTGCTGGCTTTTCATCTGCATCTGATAAACTTATAGAAACGTTTGTTAGTTTTTCACCGTTACGATCATCAGTATAATCAAAGCTAAGTTTGCGGGTATCTTGATCCCTAAAGTTTCTACCATCGATAGGTTTAGAGTCAATCGTTTCCTTTCTCATACTAGGAAATCTAGTTGATAGTTGGGTAACTAGGTCTTTTGCGATTCTTTCAAAATTTGCATTCATAGTAATATTTATGTTAATTGCTGGAAACAAAAATGGGTAAAGGCGCCTCGTAATCGTCCTCGGTATGCACTCCAGACAATGTTTCAAACACTCTAGGGTCCCAATCTGCTACTAGTTGGCTCATACGCACGATTAATAGCAATGCACTAACAAGATCGTCGTGGTCTCCGCTTTTGGCTTTGAAGCTGAACCCGGAAGCAATAAAACTCTTCAATTCTGATATCAAACTCTTAGAATTCAACTGCATTTGACTACTTTCAATAATATGCTTTAATCTAGCACAGGCAGCAATTTTACTTCCGTGAGTAGTGTTAAACCCTTTGCGGAATTTACGGACGTGTCCTTTACGCATTGGCTCAGATATCATAAGTCCAGAAAATTGTTCTTCCCCCTGATCTTTAATACATACCAGTCCGGCTTCTCCAACAGTATTGTTTTCAATACTCCAATATATGTTATTTGCAGTCCCTTCCATTTGGTCTTCTAGATATTTTAAAATGTCTTTGAGAATTTTAATTTGACCTTGAATTGGGGTTAGGTTGTGATGCCATTCTGCAACTTGTTTAAAACTAGGCAGTTCAAACACTTCAATTGCAGCGAAGTCGCCGCCAGTGCCCAAACTTGGATCCAAGCTAACAAGGTATATGTTATCAGGAGTTGGTTTAGTGTACCAGCGAGTCTGGCCCATCTTAAACACTGGTTCTCGTCCTTCCATCTCACTTAACTTGATACTGTTGATAAGTGTTTCATCGTAAATTAAGAACTCGCATCCATACTCACGACGGAATCGTTCTTCACCAATACGACCTTGTTCTTGTTTGGCCCAAGCATCGTCTCGATCAGGATGTTCTTCCCACTTGCAAGTATAGGGAAAGAATCCATTAATACCCAAGTCTTGTTCGTTGCCGTATTCGTCAAATTTATTATTTGCTTCTTTCCAAATAGTGGCAAACGTGTCTTCGTCACTGTTGGGTGTTGAAGTAATAATTGCACGACCACCAGTTGCTAGTGTTGGTGATATAGATGTCCAAAACTCTTCTGCAATGTTAGGTTGCACAAATGCAAACTCATCACAGTATAGTAAGGATATAGACATACCACGACCAGTGTTACCGGTAGTAGTTGCTGATACAATTCTTGAACCGTTGTCAAATTCAATACTCCCTTTGTTATAGTTTGTTACCCCACTGCGTATATGATCTGGACATAACTCGTATGCATAACGTATACGTTGCATAATTTCTTGTGAGCCAGTATACTTGTGTGCTGCGATTAGAATAGTTTGATCAGGATGGAACATTGCATACCATAACAAGTATGCAGCTGCCGTTGTAGTTTTACCCATCTGTCTAGGCAACATATTAACAGTAAATCTGTGATTGTGGTATGCGTGTAATAATCGTTTTTGATATTCAAACGGTGCTAACAACAATTTACCTTTCGTTGGATGCTGAATATAAAAAAAGTGTTCTGTGAAGTATGTATAACCGTTTTTAGGATCCGCACAGGCTAAAAGTTCAGAAACTTGTGCTTCTGAAAACTTATCTTTTTTGTGGGCCTTTTTTGTAAGTACCCCGTCTAAACTTTTGCTCATGTGTTTATTTACATAAAAAAAGCGGCCACTAGTGCCGCTTTTGAGTAGACATATTGTCTGTGTTATCTGTTTTTAACTTCAGTATACAGATTTTGTAATTGTGCCATTAAGCCTTCTGATACTTGATTGTAAGGATTTCCGCCACCATTAACTTTCTCAGCCTCATTACCACCTTTACTGTTTAAGTCGTTGCCTTTTGCAGTAACGTCAGCAACTGTGCCATATTGCTCATCTGGAGAATTTGCATGATCAACTATTTCATCAACTTCAATTTCTAAATCTCCAGCTGCGCGATCCATACGACCGTCATTGCCACTAATACTTATCATGCCCATTGGTCCAGAAACTGCGTCACCTTCTTCGCCGTCTACACCTTTTAATAAGTCCATCAAATCTCGAATGTTTTCAGTTCCACTAGCGTTAATGCTAACATTCATTGTTACAGGAGGTGGAGAACTCATGCCGCCCATTGATCCCATTGGGCCCATTCCGCATTCAGCTACCTCACTTTCACTAAGACCTGACAGTTTCTTAACTGCGTTAAGATCCATATCGTTAGAGAATTTAAATTCAGCTTGCTCTTTTAGTTGTGTTACTGGTGCATCTAACGCACCAATCTTTGATATTAAATTTTGAAAATTCATTTCTTTTGTCCTTTAAATGGATCAACAAATTTCATGGCTAATGAGCCAATAGGACTTGTTGTTCCAAGGTTGTCGTCCTTTTGTGGTTGGTTGCCATCAGGTGCTGATTTTGCTAACAATACATCGTTAACACCTTTGTATTGCTCGCCCTTATGACTAACTTTTCCTAGATCTTTTAAAAATGACAGCTGATTATCTTGCTTCTCACCATCTTCATAAGGCTTGTTTAATAGTGCTTCGCCTTTAGTTCCAATTCTAGCAAATGCTTCTGCGTTTGCTTCAAAGTTTAAATCTTCTTGCATTGTGCGAACAACAATGCAGCCTTTATTAATTTTACATGTATCAGATAAAAGTTCTGTAATAACCTGTGGAGTTGCTGGGTAGCGACAAACCACATCAAATATAGTAACTTCTGAGTTCTTTAATGCTGGAAAGTCCAATGGACTTTCTTGAATGGGCAATCTGTTTCCTTTGCTTACACTTGCGCAATCGTATTTTGACAGTGCTTCTTTAATAGATTTTGCAAATCCACTATCTAGCTTCCCGGCAATTTTAATTTTAAACTCGTAAGTTTTAACGGTTTCTACAAGGTAATCGATAAATGTTGACATTTGTTATGCTTCCAGTAATAGTATATTTATTTCATATTCTTTAATTTTTCCAGCAAGCTATTGCGGTCTGTGATAATAAAACCGTTTCCTGGAATATCAATAGATCCCTCTCCATCTGGATTAGCATCTTGATCTAATTTTTGTTTCTTAAGCTGAAGTTCAATCATTTTCAACTTCTTATCAATCTTTGCTGATTTGGCGTCAATGGCGTTCTTAAGCATGCCACCAGCTACTTCAAAGATTCTACTGCTGTAACGTGCTTCTACATTCATGCCCAAGTCCATTAGGTCATCATATGCATCTGTAGCACGTTGAGCTAGAGCATCAAATTCGCTATCAGCTAAATCTCCCAAACCTTTTACTTGCGGCAAACTGGCAGAAATTTTGTCAAATTCTTCCATACTTCTTAAGAAAGGCTCAGCAGATGGTTTAGCTGGCTTGACTTCATTGGCTATTTTCTTGTTTTCGGGCAAGTTTAGAATTTCTTCAAGTTTCTTTGTCATAACTTACTTATTTAACTCCGCCTTGGTGGAATAGATCTTTTTCGCTTAGTACACGAAACTTGATACCCTGTCGTTTACACCAAATCTGGGCTGCTTGCCATTTGGCTTGATTCTTAACAAATTGGGCTTGATTGTATTTGCCTTTGCCAACACTTTCTAAAGTGGCTTGATTTGAAGGTTTAACCTCAATAAGCTCAACAAACATCTTCCCAGTCTTATCTACATATTGTATGAAAAAATCTGGAATGTAAATGGTCTGTTTATTTGTCAACGGATCGCGATACGGAATACTGATGGCTTCACTGGCCCAACGTTGAATTGATGGGTGTGTATCGCAAGTGTTCATGAAACTCCATTCCCAGCTACTTCTGTATGTGGGGGTTTTATTTCCTATATATTTTTCAGGGTGTTTGGGTACAAACTTTCCGTGGGCAAATCGGCTCATACAACAATGTTACGGCTTTCGTAAGTATCAACAATAGACACTACGTTATAGCCAAGTGTGCTTGTTTGTTCTCTATATGAATTTAAAACTTCTGCAACTACTTTTGCTAACTGCACATCGGTTAAACCCTTTAATGTGTCAATTAATTCAAATACACTAATGTTATCAAGTCTAGCTTGATTTAATAGTACAATGCCTGTACTACGTGCAGCCTCTTCATCAAATCCACGTTTTAAAAAGAAACCCAGTACTGCGTCAATTTGATTACTAGGATACGTTATTTGGTGAAGAAAAAATTTATCAAAAAAATCTCTTACTTCACGTGAATCAGATCCAGTTTCTGTAATAGGTAAATTACTAGCCATATTTTAAAAATCCACTTGATTTGCTTGGGTAGTACCACCATTGCCCGTTCTAGATGGGAATACTACATTTTTTAATCCGCTCAATCCTGCAGCAGCAACAGCTATAGTTCCGCCAATAAGTAAGTTTCTTCCTTCTTGTCTAACACCTGCATTAGTTAAGCCTTTCGTGTTCTGATATGTATTAACTGCGGTTATGGCAGTTGATAAAAAGTTAGCTGGGCTCTCAAAAGCTTCACCACTAGCCAAACTATCCAACACATCAGCTGCACCGTCTATAACGCCGCCTGGGCCAAATATACTTGATGTGCCACCACCAGCTGCGGATAGTGGGCTCGGTGATTTATCATAATGATCAACTGCAAAACCTTTCACTTTACCGCCTCTAATAGACCCAATATCATATGCCACTGCTTCATAAGCAACAGTCATGTTGTTTTCGGCGCCTGCTGATCCTTGATCGCTGCTTTGTACTTGATCGTGAGTAAATGAAGTGATTAATGGATTGATAAGAGTATAGCTCACATACTCTCGTTTGTTCAGTTGATACAAAACAATTTTATTAAAAAAGGGAATTGAACTTCCGTTATCAAAGCCGTACGTTGTTCTAATGTAGTTAGAACTTTTCATTGCAGTGCGACTGTATGCTCCAGGCGTTTTAGCTGCACTTGGATCCGCGTAATAGTATGCATAATAATTTTGCCACATGGTATTAATAATATGAGCGCGGTCATCATGAAATTTAATATTAATTGGCATCAGCTCATGATCCATTTGTACAACTTTTTTTCTATTGTACTGATTAAGGGTAGTTGTTTTTAATGTGAATTTTGGAAGATCAGCACCCTTGACCAACAAACCAATTTCATTTTGATGTTGATATTTCAAGTTCAGTGACTTTAGAGCACTTGTATTGATGTCAAAGAATACGTGATATAGGAACTTACTCTTAGGAGCTAGCCTAAAATAGTCGTCTTGGAACGTCCTGGATGCGTGTTGCCACGATCCAAGATTACCCTTGGGGTTAGTTATGCCATTTACTAGCTGATCTAAGAAGCCGTTGTTTTTACTTGCCATACATATATTTATTGATTACAATTAACTGCGTATATAACTTTTAATCAATAAAAAAGGCTGTTGCCAGCCTTTTTATTAACGTCCTGCGCCAGTTGTTAAAGTATTTACAGTACGACCAATTGCTGTACCAACACCAGTGCCTTGTGGGCTTTGGATACAGTTATCTGGTTGAATTGTAATGTCAATAGTTGACGGACCTTGTTCACCGTATGCTAAGTTTTGATAGTTAGCTGCGGTTAGGTAACAACCATAACATTCCCAAGTTTCTAATACTGTTGGTGTGCTGGCTCCGTTACCGCCGTCTAACATTTCAATACGTAGTGTGAACTTATAATCTACGCCTGAAGCTGCTGATGCTTGTTCAAAGAAGTCAAATTGTTTTTGTAGCTGTTCGCCAACTAATTTGCTTACTGAACCAGTTACGTCATCACGTAAAACAATTGCAACGGTACCCCATACTGGCTTACCTGCAAAGTTAATTTTACTGTTATAGATTTCAATAGTCTGATTAGCAAAGGTTACTGTTGGGCGAGCAGCACTTTGTACTTGCTTAGTAAGTTCTGTTGTTGGTGTACTGACACCAAAGTTTTCAAACATCACTCTAAAGCGATATTTGAGCTTTGGCATCAACAAGCCTTGTGCTGATGCGCTAGCATCTGATGCTAGCGGCACTGTGAATTTTGATAATGTTGCGATTGCCATAATTAATATGCTCCGTTATTGATATTTATCATCTTATAGACCAGCTATTTCGCCAGTGTTCTTTAGGCGTAATGGAATGTAGATGAATTCAACTGCTTTGACCGGTTCAATGGCCACATCAACATACAATTCGTTTCTGTCAATTCTACTTGGTGTATTGTTACTTTCGTCACAAACAACAATGTAGTCATATAGTGCTCGTTGACCTAATAGTTCTAGCATCAAACTTTCCACAGCACCCTTGATTTCATCACGAGTAATTTTATCGTTTGGTTCAAAAATGTATGGCTTAGCTAGAACACTTAGCTGTCTACGTAAGTAAATTACTAAACGTGCCACGTTGATTCTATCTAATGCGCTAGCATTTCTAGCACGAGTCTTCTGACCGTAATTTACAAGACCCACACCTGTTAAGAATGTAATTGGATTAACTTTAACATCATACAGTGTATCACGTTGACCGTTATTTAAAGCAACTGCTGTAAACTCGCCTTCGTCATTAATATAACCAACTGCTGATGCGTTAGTAATACCGCCACGACGTGTGCCTGCTGGCGCAAACCATGGGTATGAAACGTTATCGCTTAGTGCAATAGTACGTAACATCATGTGACTTGGTGGCACAACCACGTTATTACCAAAGTTGTCACTTGTAAAGCCCCATGGATAGAACATAGCCATGTATTCGTCAAAACTTGCTGCGCCTAGATCATTGTCTTCCAATGCTAGTGCTGCGTTATTACCCCAGTTAACTAGACTTGTTGCATCGCTTGTTAAACGAGCTGGTGTGTCACCAACAACAAACGCTGTTAATCCGCGGTCATAGTTTAGTGTAATCATTTCACCAATCAACTCAGGATATCCTGGGCAAGCAATCAAGTTAAACACTCTTTGCTCTTCTTCACGGATCTCTTGGTTGCTGTTAACCAGTGCCTGTAATGATTGTACCACAACTTTACGTTGTGCTTTACGTCCAAATGTACCAGCACCATTTTCTTGATTGCCAGCTTCACTAACCCAACGATTTGGATAATAACCAGCTTGTGTTTCACCTACTGCTCCGTTAACACGAGTGTTTATTGCAGTTACGTCAACATAATTACGTGCATAACGCTTAACGTTAAATCCTGAGCGGCGTAAGTTCCATAACAACATACCTTGTGGATATAGTGCTGGATCTGGAGCATCAAAGTCTAAGAAATTGCTTTCTAACATGTCAGCAATTAAACCAGGTTCATCGCTATTTGCGCCAGCTGTATTGTAACGAGCGTCAGCAAATAAAATACCATTTTCAGTACTTTGATCGGAACTGTCAACCAATTCCCATTTTAACGATACGCCGTTAAACTTATAAACTTGTGGATAATTTTCTGTATCGCTTGTGTCAATCCATAAATCACCATTAGCAAGAGCTGTTTCGCCATCGCTTTGTGTTGTTGGCTCAGTAGCCGCAACAATTGGACCATTAACGTCGGTAGCCTTAACACCTGCGCCCAAATCAACTACTAATGGGTTTGAAGCATCTTTATAACCAACCCAAGTTGTTCCGTTGTGGATCATAATATCCACTTCGTCAACAATACTGTTGTACCATAATGTACCGTCTGCTGTTAGTGAAGTTGGTGCTGTACCGCTTGCTGTAAAACGCAATGGTTCCCATAGCGTAGCAACGTAATCTGATGTAACATCGCCAGTTGGTGATGCATATAAATTAGTTGTTGCCGCAGTGCCTGTTACTGAAAATACTTTACTTAAAGGAGTTGCAGTGCCGTCAGTTAAGCGGAACTCGCCACCTTTAGTGTGACTAATAACAATGCGATTCAAGCTATCTACTTCAGCAACAATATTAGCAAATCCTGCTGAGTTAATTGCTCCAGCAACCTTGTCTGCATCAGACAAACTGCCAGTTAGCGCATTTCCAGTAGCAGAAGAACAAGTTACAGTGATTGCAGGTGCTAGTGTAGCACTACCAACAATACTTTCTGCAATTGAAAATGTGTTAGTTCCAGCAGTAAATTGCGCTGCAATTTTTGCTGATTTAATAATTGTTGTACCAACTGCTGAACGTCTAAAAATTCTAAAGTCAGCTACACGTGGTGAATCATCGGCACCGCTGTCTTCTTGTTCGTTTGTTTTAACAAACAATGATCCAACTGCTAAATTAGACCCGCCGCCTGTACGATCTAGGCCATAAATTGCTGCTGTGCCGTCTGCATAAATTGGAGCTGGAACTGCTGCAAATGCATCTGTTGCTGAATTGTAACGCTTAACAGAGATCTTAGCGCCGCTGTTTGGTTCAGTTGTCTTGATCCATACAGAACCTGTTGGACGTGGAGCAGTGTTTGATGTCTTGAAGTTTGGAATGCTTGTGTGTGGCTGGATTGCCAATCTTGGAGCATAAAAAGTGCCAGGTGTAATACCTAATACTGTTGATACATTCATTGTGCCGCTAGCAATTACAACAGCATTTGAAGCTGTGCTATCTTCACTGTTTGCACCGCTTGCACCATTGGAATAAATTTCTAATCTACCAGCTGCACTAACGCCTGCGGTAATACCTTGCTGTGATAAAAGTGAAGCTGTTGGACCAGTATTGATTCTATCTGCCAATCCAGCTACAGTTGTTGCATTTGCTGTAACAGTAATACCGTTGATTGTAAATGCTTGACCGCTAGTAATTGCTGGGCTTGCAACAGTACCTTGCACTGTTGGCCATGAACTTGTCCAGTCATTGCTACCAACTTGTACCCACTGACCAGCACGATTTTTATAATAAACCTTGTCTGGGGCAGAGTAATCTGTAGTTAAGTCAGATAAACAAACAACTGCATAATCACCAATTGCGCCAATACTTGTCTTAGGAGCATAGTCGCTACCTGCGTAATCCACAACCTTTGTTGTGTCAGTAATTACAAGTGGATTCTTCTTAGTAAATGTCTGGCCACTTAAATTTGTTGCAGTCTTAGTAGTACCGTTCCATTCAAAAATACCAAACGATGTAGTATTTGTGTCTAACCAGTATGTACCGTTTGAGGGGTCAGCTGCTGGCGGATTTGCCAATGCGTTAATTGACGCTAGGTCAATTCCAGCACGTACAACGTATGCCCTGTTGCTTACGCCTAATAAGCTATAAGCCGCTTGCAAACCGTATTCATTTTGCTCGCCAGCATGGATTGGGTTGTTTGATGCGTCCGTTTTAAATACTGGGTCACCAAAAGTATCTACAAGATCCTTCTGGCTAGTAATTAAATATGTCTTTCCAACGTTAGTTGCCAGTGTACCTGGAGCAATTCCTGTTCCCGCCCCGTTTTGCTTATTCGCTGCCGTTGCTACAATAATTAGAGGTACTGTACCTGGAGCGGCTGGGGTATAAAAGCTCTCATCGATAACTGTTACGCTTACGCCTGGTGATGATAGTGTTGCCATTGTATGGTCTCTCCTAAGATTCTTCTTCTAAAGTATTTAGTGTTTGTTGGAGAAAACATAACGCAAACAAGCCCAGAAAAGGGACCAAAAAGGTGCGGAATAAATACTTTATGGCAAGACCAATGTGTTTATGCGGGTTTAGACCGGCCGCAATCAACTATAAAAAAGATGGCCGCACTTATTATAGAAGTAAGTGTGAGGCATGCCTACGTCACGGCGGGGTAGCACACGGATTTCCCAAATGGTATCTAGATGGATACCGTCAAAAAGATACTTGTGAGAAATGCGGCTTTAAGAGCAAACACAAAGAGCAATTCAATGTGTTTCACATAGATGGCAATTTAACTAACAGTCGCCCCAGTAATCTTAAGACGATATGTGCAAATTGTCAGAGAGTCCTACATAAAGAGGGCGTTCAGTGGCGACAGGGAGATCTTGTTCCGGACTTGTAATTACTTGTTTTACTTGCTGGTATAGACTGTCAATTGTCCCGTTATTATCTAAAATAATATCAAAATCAGTACCAATCCAAGCGGTTTCGCTTGCATGAATCTTCTTCATTTTGAGATCATTCATAGCAACATTTGATCCGGCGTTTGCATCCAATGCTGTTTGATACCAGTCTGGGAGTTCTCCTCGCTGTACCCAAGCAATAATGCCGCCAGCATCTTTAATTGATTTAATTTCGTTAGGAAATCTACAGTCGCTGATGACTACGTGGTCGCGACTAGTTCTAAGTTTGTTCTCTAAACTAGCAATCCAAATATCATCATGGAACGCTTTGCGACAAACTTCTGTACCCCAATACTGTAGAACCCATCTAGGAGTAAGGCTAGGCATATCTAATCTATTTGCCCACCACGGATCTACTTGTTCACGCCATTCTCGGGCTTCTTTAGTGCGCCCTTCTAACATAGTGCGGTCCCAACCAAATACATGTGCCACTGCATCTTTAAGGGTGCTAGCAAATGATTCTCGTCTAAATTCGTGGAAGTTTGTTAGATAGTCCGCAACAGTGTCTTTGCCCGAACCAATAAAGCCGCATATACCAATAATCATTGTACTCTCCTAAAGATAATACAATTTTATATGAATATTAATGCAGTGTCAAGAGTTTATACGCCGTATTTGTTCTTTTTGCGAGCTGGAACTGGACTAACTTTATTGGTATCGTCCAATTCTTTACTTGTCATATCGCCATGGTTTAAATCTTGATAATTCGCACCAACTGCCTTGTATGCTTGCTTGAGCATTTCTTGTTCTTCTTTAGTATATGGATGAGTGGACTTCCTCTTACCAATCCAACTTTTTGCCTTCATTTCTGTTGGTAGTGGGTCTTTGCCGTTAGCGCCGGCAACAGCCATTCCCAGTCTATAAGAAGTATAGTCGCCACTAACACGCTCTGAATCGTTATAGGTGTTTAGACCGGCAGTTGCTTGAG